GCCTCCAGCTCCGTCCGCCTTTCCTGAAGAAGCATTGGCTCGCCCCCGGCGAACTGCTCCAGGACTTCTCGTGGCGCGAATACCGACATCTTCAGGACTACATGGAGTTGTACGTCCGTCTGCAGAATCAGATAGCGAAACTACAACAGGGCCCAGTCAACCGCGACACCCTTGCCGCCCTCGCCCGGCAGATGCTCGATGCCCGTCGCCACTTCCTCGCCATTCTCTTCAAGGTGGAGGGGAAATTCTTAATTCTCAATTCTCAATTCTCAAAGCTCAATGACATCCGCTGGCAGGTTATCCTCTTCTGGTGGAGCGGCATGATGCACTACCTGCAGCGCCAGTTTCCCCACTGTTTCAAGCAGACGAAGACCAAGAGTGCAAAACGCCAGCTCCTGCCCATCGAACTTTACCGCAACATCATTGCCACCATACAGAAGGAAAGCAACGGACTGACCGAGGCCGAGGTAAACGATCAGACTTTCTACGTCGTCCTGGAGCATCTGGAACGACTGGCCAAGCAGAACGAGGATATGGAGAAAATCAGTAAGAAACACTAATAGTCAAGACCTGACAAAAAAGCAAAAGAAACCATGCACAGCCACTTAGACATACAGATAGAAGGCAAATCACTTGCATTACCTGATAACTTTTCGATCAGTATCGAAGAGCAAAATCCGCTTTTTAATGACGGTTCCGCATATTCCTATCCGGTTAGGTTGCCTATTAACGGCAATCTCTCAATAATGGGTAACATTAACCATCCTGACAGCACTGTTAGGGGAATGAATTTCGAGCACAAGAAAGCAAAAATAATAAGCGAAGGGATTCCTTTCAGAAGTGGCCGTATGGTTGTCGGAGATGGGTCACAAATCGGCGATTCATTCGAATTTAACATCGATTCTGAGAACGCATCCCTTTCCAATCTTTTAGGCGAGATGAGCTGTCGTGATGTTGATATAAGCGATAAAAATATTATTGTTGGCGAGAAAATTGGCGAGGTGGATGTCGCAGCATACATAGCATGTATTCAACATGAGCATTACAAATTGGAAAAATATCACTATGAGGAAGAATATAGAGAAATTTTAGCCGAAAGTAATGAAGATACTTATTTGATGAGTAAAACTGTTACTGTTCACGTTAATTCACCTCAAGCCATCGGCTTTTCTATTCCAGCAAAATGTAAAGGGTTCCCAAATGCAGAAAGAGCTGAAAATGGGCCTGTGATAGTGGAAAATTATATAAATGTATCAAAGCCATATCCATTTCCATATTGTAATTCTCGCGTTGCCTATATACACCCAGGCTTAAATCAAGAAACAGGTGAGACCGAGGGCGTTCAAACATCTAAAGAAACTGGTTCGTATTGGGTTCTTGACGCTAATCGTCAGCAAAGTGGTTTGTGCTTTTATGTACTATACTTTCTTGATTGTCTTTTTGAGAAACTTGGGTTGAAGTTTATTAAAGACGAGCTTCTTGAGATAGAAGATTTTAAAAGACTATGCTTTTTCACAACTCGCTGTGCTTATGACGAGATTCCCTCTGAATACAGGAAATTAAGCGGTTTCAAGGAAATACAGGACTGGCTTAGTTCAAGAGATTGCGGAGGAGGAATGGAATTAAAACTTGATACAGGTAAAGCAAAAAATGCGACAATGAAAGATTTATATATGGGAGGGAAGATCACCTTTACTTATGAAGGAGAAGAAATTTATGATTATGGGAAAAATGTAGAAGAAAAAATACTTGAAGCAGAGAATAGAACATGGGTCGATATAGATGAGTATAAAAGAGAGAGGCATGATGAACACTTATCCGTTTCGCGGTTAATTGGTTTTTCAGAAGCAGGTATTGAAGCCTCTGTCAACTTGATGCGTGCTAATAGCGACAATTTCCCGAATGTCCCTGTCAGCACTTTGATACAATCCCTGGAAAATTCATTTGGCATAAAATTCATTTATGATGATGAAAAAAAAATTGTCACGGCGAAACTTCTGAGGAATATCTACAATAGAAGTAAGACTCGCAAATTCAATGGAAAAGTTCTAAGAATGATACCAGTCGTTGAGAAAACAACCGGTGTCAGAATGGCTTATTCTGAAGAGTCCGAAGCAACAAAGCAGAAGGAAAACGTGAGGTACGGTGTTAAGGATTATAATACAGAATATGATTATATAGATTACAAAGAGAATAAGACAATAACAAACAAGACTTATCAGCAATTAGTAACAGAAGAAGGCATTATTTCTAACACAAATATGAATGTCTATATAGACAGGCGAACAGGGAATGTCTATAGGGTTAAAATCGATGGCGATGCAGATTCAATTTCTTTACTAAAACCGACGCTATTTAGAGTTGCACAATACAAGGGAGCTGAGATTGGTGACTGTTCTTATAAAAACAAGGAATTTGTCAAAGAATTTATTAGCGACTTTAAGCCGCTTACAATGAACATTGTTAACGCTTCGTCCTATAACAGAGACACAACAGGAAAAGTATCTCCTATCTTCGCGCCTTTTCTTGATGTTGAAATGGAGCATGAATTTCTCGAAAAAAGGCTAAGATTAAGTGCCGCTAATTTTGGGCAACCAAAGAGAACGCAATCTCACTACTTGTTGTCTAAGCTGATTGCATTCCAGCAGGACATCAATCTGTTGATTGATTACAAATTGAGTACAAAAGAGAGCTATGACCCTACAAAGACTGAAAATGGCAATTCCCCTTTGCAAGAAATAGACTGGGGGCTGACACTCTGTGTAATGAGAGGTGGCGGCAGTGGTTCTGAAATAGTTAATTATGATTATAACTACGATGGTTTTTTGAATAGCCGATGGACAGACACTGTAGCTGCTTACGCAATGAATAGTGACACAATGGACCCTAAAGGTGCTCTGTTTGACTATAATGGTGTAGATGGTGGCTTTGGCGATGGGGAACGGTTTTCTCTTAATATCCGCTCGTATGTGCAGCCGGACTGGGCAGAGTTACCAATTTGTGATGATGACGAGCGTGACGACAAAGGCAAAATCGTTAAAAAGATTCTATCGCGAGGACTGTATGACAGCTTTATGAAGGAACACGTTTACGCTTTGCTTCACAGAAAGAAATATGAAATAGAGTGCATCGCCAGCGCAGGAGCATTGATAGATGTTTGTAATCACATAACAGATAAATATAATATTAATGGAAGAATCGGCTACATAGATAGAGTAAGATATAAGATAGATAAAAACAAAGGAGTAAATTCTATTGTAATAGTTTTCTTTTCGATATAAAACGATAAACAGACGATTGTTTCAGCAAGATTGTTCTGAGCAACTTTCCGTAAGTTGCTCTTTTTTTTGTACCCAACAAGATAATCGTTGACATTATTTTTGCACAAGGCTTTAAAAATCTGCAAGAATAATGGCACAAGCAATTTCCCTTCAATCAAACCCACCATTTATAGGTTCTCCTATCATATTTTCCGTAACCCCTAACGAACATCGTGAAAACTATACTTTTCACACACTGTCGCTCTCGGTAATTGCAGCTCTCGTCTATCCAGACGAAGAGGAAGGTATTACGGCACCTGACTATACAACAATAGGATTTTCTGTGCCAGTGGACAGCAACCTGCCTATAACAATAGATATTTCATCGGCTCTTCAAGCTGTAGCGGACGCATACACTTTTAGGCCGCAGCCTCCTTCACGCTATCCATACTTGAAGTTCCGTATCGAAGTTTACGACGAATGGATGGATTCTGGACAGGAGTCTGGCAAACAAGGGTTTCTCTTCTATCCAGAAAGGTTTGTCAATGTGACACATTCAACGGAAACCTTCTATGTGGACGGTGAACCGCATGAAGTTGATGCGACAAATACTGAATATAAAGAACTATTCCTTTACGCTTTCCTTGGACAGCTTACCGATATAGAGCGCTTGCGTGTGGCTGGCAAGACACGAATATCCGTCAACCGATGGACGCGCAAGCCAACGTCTTCACCAGAGATTGTCTTTGCGGGCTTGCCCGTCATACTACCCGAATATTTCCCTACAACCATGCGGATGGACGTTGTAGATACTACAGATCCTGACCATCCTGTTATTGTTTCAGGAGCTCCAGATGCAGGGCCAATGAGCCGTTCGTATATCGCTACCGTCGCAAATCAGGCTACTATACTCGATGACGGTTCTCCAAGCGGATATGCAGTCTATGCCATTCTGCCACCGAAGAATGCTATACAGCTTCGTTTCGTGAACGGAATGGGTTGCTTGGAAAGTGTTCATTTGAGTGATTTTTCAAAGAAAGAAGTCTCTATTCAAACTGACCAATACATTGTCGACAGTCAGGAAACACCCGATCGTTTTAGTCGTTTTATCGCCATCAAAAACGAAAACCGTGAAAAATGGGTGCTCACATCACCCCCACTTGACGAGCAGTGGGCTTCATGGTACATTCACGAGCTACTCATGACTCGATGGGCATGGCTGAATGTTCCTCAACCAGCGCCCGCAGGTTTAGCGTCAGATAATTTGCAAGATGATTCCCCCCAGTCTCTATGGATTCCTGTTCATATCCTTCCAGACGAATCCTTTACTATCGTTGACAGACAAGGAAGCAAGATGATTACCGTCTCGATAACTGTAGAACTTGATATTGAGGGTTCACCATCGTTATAGGCATAGTACCGCTTTTTAAGTTGCCTTTTTATAACTTTACTAACAACAAAAATAGAAAAACGAAGTTATGGCTCTTGGATATGTAACCACACCGAACGATTACTGGATAGCCCCCAATGCAGTATCAATCATACTTAATGCTCTTGGTGACGAGAATCGTATATACGGTTCAGTTGCCAGTGGGGCAGTTATTATGTGTTGGATTGACGGTATAGACGGGCTTGGTTATGACAACAGTCATCAGTATAAGACATGGCCATTATTGCTTTCGCCAACATACTTCAACAGTAGTACAATAAAATATGTTTATGCCGCTATACCGCGAACAAATAGCATAGGGAGCCGAGCTATAATCGTTTTCCCCTCCGAGAAGCTCGATATTTACGGAAAAAACGAAAGCGAAGAGCAGAAAGGTTCGGCAAGCTATTATTACATATTTCTGCAAGGAATCATCAGCGAGCCAAGTGGGGGTGAAAGGAGATGGTTAAACGGAATTACAGATTGGGGACAATTAAGCACAAACGAGGCAATAGATGCTAAAAACAAGGAGTCGGAGTGGTATTCGTATTCTAATGTATCGGGTATTGTAACTCTATTGAAGAACTTGCGAATGAAAGTGGGAACTACGTTCCTGAATCTTTTTCTCGGAGAGGATCATAGCGAGCTCAAATCTGTTGCAAACTCAGAAACCCCAGTCGATAGCGAGACAGCCGTCGTTACCCCCTCTTATTGTTTATCGAAGAAACGTGAGGATGCGGCAACAGAAACAATAGGCTTTAAAAAAGGATTATGGGTTAAGGCAAAAGAGGCTTTCGGGTTCGACGGGAACGGCAATATTGCTGCATCTCTTGTTTATGCTGTGCGCGGTATCATCGGCAAGCTGAGCTCTCCGAACTATCAGGGAGGAGATATGACAGGTCGCGGCTGGCAGCTCACCGACGATGACGGCGCAGGGAACTCGCGATTAGAGGTTGATACCATCGTAGCCCGTATGAAGTTCGTCGCATCTATTCTTGAGACGAGGAAATATGTCTCTATGGGCGGCAACTATGTATTCTCCCCAGCGGCAGGCGTCATTGAGCAGGTGGACTATGTTCGTGACACTAAGGATGACGGCGGCACAGTAAGACGCGAAATGATTGGTTATAGTTATGAGAAAGTTCCCTGGCTCATTCGGCTGGCGCCAATGCGACTAAAAAACTTCTTGCTGTCAAGGACTCGCAAGACAAAAAGAAAAGCTCGGCGCAGTGATGCCGACATACACACCGCGACATTTTTTCGCTGCTACCTCAAATCCGATGATGGCACTACGGCTACGATTAATACATGGCAGGTAGGCATGCTCGTAAGATGTCAGACCTTCGACGTGGAGAAAAGCGAATGGGGTACGCATACTGACGGTACCTTTACTGGCGCTGTTCAGAACACCTTCTACTGGCGAGAGATAGTGGCAGTAGGGAAAGGCCGCATGCCGATAGATGATGGTTACGAACACCATTATATTGACCTTTCGAATGAGACGGATCACTATCTCGAAAACAGTGACATCCCTTCTCCAGGAGATAATATAGTCTGCTTCGGCAGTACGAAGAAAGACACATCCCACTTCATCGTGATTGAGACGGTGGGGACAGACGCTCCTGCACTGAAAGAGTACAGGGGTGTTGGTCTGGTAAACATACATCGTGACAATAATAGCGAGGGTCATACCGACGAACTTCCTAACTTCAATTTTGGCGCTTGTCGCAGGACAATGATTAGCCCTACGAGCGGCAATGAGTTCTTTGCTCCCCGGTACTATATTGAAACCGATGATTCCACCGAGCAACTGTATAACGAGCACTTCAGGGGGACTGCCGAATACTATCTTGAACGCGCGTCGGAGGCTACTCCCACACCCGAGGGAAGTCTTGGTGAGCGGTTGATAGTTCAGGACAATATAGAGCATAGGCCGCGCCTTTACAGGAGTGTTAAAAAGACAGAAGAGTCCACTCCGAGGTGGATTGAAGAGACCGTTCGCTACGGTGACATCTGGCACTGCGCACAGACCGGGCGCGTGTATGTGGCACAGGCTACAAGCTGGGAGGACAGGGGCGACTATATCGTGAAGACGCAGTTCAAGCAAGAGGTGATGGGCGACACGGAACGGTCGATTGCAACAAGCATGGGCTTCACTGACCCCGTGAGCGGTGATCCCCAGTGGGCGAATGTGGCAGAATACATTCGCTCTTCTACGGCAAACATCTCTCGTCTGACCAGCATAGCCAGCAACGGTAAGAACTTGCTTTCGGGTGTGCTGACTGGCAGCGGATGGACGAAAGGCGACGGGTTAGCCGTATCAATAGTGAATAACATGATATGGAGTGACGATGGAAAGATTGTGTCGCCAGCGTTAAAGACAGAAACAGGAGAGATTACGTTCTCATTCTACTGTTCCGAGGGCGAAGTCAGCGAAGTAGAGGTCTATGAAGCTAACTCGCTTGAAACTCCGATTGAGACATGCTCTGTAGTGAACACAGGAGAACGTGAGGGCTCTTATCTGCGCTACAGCGCTGTGCTGCAAGGCGGCTACCAAGGGACAGTTCGTGTAAGTGTTGGTGGTACAGCTCAAGAAGTTCACATTCGTTACCCGCAATTAGAGCATGGTTCTGCCGCTACCGAGTTTGCGGCCAGCGAACGTGAGATGTCTTCTTCTATCAGCCAGACGGCTGAAAAAATCAGCCTGCAAGTTAAAAATGACCTCAATTCTACTGGCATTGACATTGAGCAAGGGAAGATCCAGATGACGGCTGACAACTTCGAGATTTGGAACAACGACAAGACGAAGAAGACTTTCTTTGTTGATGACGAAGGAAATCTTCAGTCGGCTGGCAATGCCTCGTTCAACGGAACGATAAGGGCAAAAGACTTTTTCGTGTCTTCTACGTTCCTGTCAGATGCGGACGAGAAAGTGTATGCGCTGTTAGATGCAACTAATTTCAGGGAATGTGTAGAAATTGAAGAGTCTTTCACTACAGAAGAAAGAACGTACTTAAACAGCATTACGCCAGGCACATTGGTAAGCAAGAAAGAATTTAATTACTTGTTCAACCTTCTTCAAGAGCACCAAATGGCCGATGGCGACGATATATACGAAAGCTGTGGATGGATTCGTTGCACAGGTTACGCACAGAAAGTGTTTGCGATTTACAATAACAGAGGGGGCAGTGCTCAGACAGCCATTGTTTACCTGCCAGCACCTGAACTTGTTCCTGGCAAGATGGTGGAAGTCTATAACCATACGGGGCTGAATGCAGTTGTAAAGAGTGTGGATACTGAAGCAGACTATCCTACCGATATGTCAGGTAATGGTAAAAAGATATTTGTTCAGGTGTTCCGCTCCGGAACATACTTCGGTGTCTATGTGGATAACGGGAAAATAACCACTACCTATTCGGCTGACGGGGTAACAGAGTTTCGGAATATAGCCCACGGTTACAAGGAGACATACCTTTCCCTCCAAGTATATATCAGTGGCACTCAGTATTATGTATGGGCATTCATTGATAAAACTCAAATTTTTTAGAATATGACAGAACAGGATAGACAAGAAGTGCTCTCCATGATTGCCGACCAGTTTGACTCTTTGGAGCAGACGGTAGAAGCAATGGCCACGGAGGCGATAGACGACCTTACGCCAGAGGTGATTCGCGAACAAGTGAGAAATGTACTAACAGAAGATGGAGCTTCCGTCGATGACAATGAAGAAGTTCCCATCGTGGCGAATCCAGACCAGAACGCAACGATGATGCCTGCCGTTGAGTACGACGATGAAGGCAATGCCCGTCGATACATCAGAGTGAGCGTAAGTGCATTGTCACGGCTTGCGGCATTGCAAGTGGACAGCCAGCATATAGGCATCAAGACGATGACGCTTGGAAGCGGAGATGTTGACATTAGTCCCAACATTCTCTATATCGACAACGATGACGGACACGGTAAACCGTCAACCAATATATCACTGAGTCCTGGTGACATATCGGGCGACGTGGCAGAGTATATGCTGAGGGTACGTGTGCTGTCAGAGAACAGGACGGTGACATTTCCCAATAATATCACATGGAGCGAAGGCGAACCGCCAGAATTTGCGATTGGGGTCACATACGAAATCAGTATTTTAGACGGATTAGCCATCTATGCTGAATGGGAGGGAGATTGAAGATTAAAGGTTGAAGATTATGAGCTGGTTTAGACGAAGAGTTATGATGATGGCGCAGGCTGTCAGAGAACAGTGGAACGCATGGTTCGGAACTGAAGGTTGGTTCGGCAGCGAGCCGTGGTGAGTGAAAGGTGAAAGGTGAAATGTGAAAAATTCATGATTATTCACGGTCATTTATGTTAAAAAAACAAGAACATGGCAAAAGATAAGAAAATAACGATTGAAGGTCTGAATATTTTGACCGACATCAGCCAGCCTTGGAGCGGCGTAAACAACGGTGAGAGTGCAATAACAGTCTATGGAACGCAAGTATCACCCGGTTACGAATGGGGTGTGAACCACACGGAAATCGAGCGGTTCACGAAAGAAGTCTTCGGCACAAAGGTTGGTGACTTCCGTACCACTGATCCCGACCAAAACAACTTCATTCACCTGCTTTGCTTCGCTACCAAGGCAGACGCAGCGGCATGGGATGAAGACCCGGAGGGTGCTGCAAGTCTGATAGTAAAGGATTTAACCATTCCCATCTCTACGGCGAGTGTGGATAGTTACGTCGCCACACTATCGACCAACCGAAGCACCAGCATCCAGTATCTGATGAAGGATGGCGACGATTTCTATATTCCACTGCGACTGAACGCCACACATATCATTGCTGCCACCTCTACGCAGGAGCCGATGTCGGGTAACGGAACTCTGATTGTTGAGCGTAGCAACAATGGCACGGACTGGACGCAGGTGCGCAGCAGCACGATGGCTGCCAGCAGTGAGCAGACGGGCTATCCGCTTACTATTAATATGAAAGGTCTGCTGACAGATGGCAACCTAAACTATATCCGTCTGCGTGCCACCTTCCCCTATACCGACAATGAAGGACAGGCAAAGGTGATGGGTACGACACCTATCGTATTACAAGTGAACAGCGTGTCGCTGACCGTCGATATGACAACCCCTTGGCATGAGCCACAGGTCGATCCGTCGGCACTCTCATTGGCATACAATATCCGTGGTAACATTAACAGAGTGCTGCATCTGAAGGTAACGGGCTCAGCGGGTACTTATGAAACGTCACAGACTGTCACTGCCGCACAGACGCAGGCTATCTTCTCACTGGTAGAGATGTCGGCCTACGGACTGCTGACACACGGCATCAAGACCTGCGAGGCATGGCTGACGGCAGGCGATGAGACGTCGGGAGAGCTGGAGAGCGAGCACCTGATAAACCGAATCATGGTAGTCCGCACCTCAGCAGGTGAAGAGGTGTATATGCAACCCCGCCTGTTGATCTCGGAAATGAAGAGCGAGGTGGAGAATTTTGTGCAGACACGCTTGTTGGCTTATGCCATCTACTCTCCGACCAAGAATAGCGATGGTGACATCGTGAACAACGGCCCTGCCATCCCTACTACGTTCGTCCTGACTAACTCTGCCAACAGTATCATTTCTACACAACAGAACCGCTATGCCTCGGTGCTCGTCACGCCACAACCGGGGCAGCGGTACTATCTCGACCTGACTGTGGAGATCGAGCAGGACGGCGACACACTGGCATCGTTCCTGCACGCTACCCGCGAGGTGAACGGTGTAGTTCGCGACTTCCTCTTAGAGTCTATCGGTAGCGGCAGTATCTATTTGCGCGTTGACAACACGGGCGGCTTCCAGCCCACGGCAGGCTCCACGTTCCTGATGAATCCAAAGCAGCGCAACAACGAAGAAGCCAATCCGAAGACTATCTTCAATGCCAAGGCCAACAATGCAATCGTAGAAAGTGAGTGGCAGAACTTCCGCTTAGGTAACGAGGACGGATATATCAAGGACGAGAGCGGCGAGTCGTGCCTGCGTGTCCCGGCTGGCCGTAAGCTCTTCATTCGCTACAATCCGCTCGCACTGCTCTACCGCTCACCGAACGCTTCGCTGACGATGGAGTTTGATATTTGTGTGCGCAATGTTACCAACGAAGATGACCCCATCCTGAAACTCGCCGAGCAAGTGAGTGGTGTGTGGCGTGGTCTTCGCCTGTTGCCGATGACGGGATTCTTCACCACTGAGTCGTGGAATGCTGGAGAAGAGAGCGACTTCCGTTGGCAGGAGGATGTACGTCAACACATTGCCATCAATATTGTAAATGCTGTCTATCCTAACGCTCATGACGATGCCTTAGTAACCGCAGAAAAGGAGGCGCAGGGTCGCGGTTCTATGTCGCTGGTGCGCATCTTTATTAATGGTGTTATTCAGCGCGAACTGGTATATACCCCGTCGGCCACCGAGTTCTGTACGGGGGCTATGAGCAACGGCGGATTCGAGATTGGCCAGAATGGTGCCGACATAGACATCTATGGTATGCGATTCTTCGAGGGTGTATCGCTCAATTCAGAGAACGTGCAACAGGACTGGTATTCGACCATTCCTGACAGTAACATGAAACGCCGCCTGAAAGCCGAGAACAACATCATCGACCCGAACACAGGACTGATAGGTCTTGACTATATCGCAGGCAGCGGCAGCATACCAGGCATCAAGCGCAACTGGCTCATCTGGCACGGCAACGAGCCGTACCATGACAATGCACACAAGAACGAAACAGGATGGATAGAATGGGCGCGTTACGACAATGACGGCAACTACCTGCCTGAACTGTCAGGTACGTTCTGCAAGGAAACGAAGAGTGTTCCGCAGAAGGCGCAAGGTACGACCGCCAAGACGTATTATTATCATAATATACAGTGGGATGGCGGTAAGGCCAAGGGTATCATCACCATTGACATCACAATGCTGCACAGCAGTATCACGGCTGAGTGGGATGCCGGCTACGAATGGCTGGACGATGACGATCAGCCAACGGGCGAGGTTGGTGCATGGAAGATAAAGGGTGGCTACTTGGGTAAGAATTTCCCGCTGCCTACGGAGTCAGCCCTGCCTTACCACGGTACACCGACCACCGTCACCGTTCCCGACGGATGGATTGACGGCAACGGCAAGTATCGCGGTGTTGGCGTACAGGTAGCCGAGGGCATACCGATGGCGCAGAAGACGGTCAACAAGATTAACTATGCCTCGTCTATGCAAAGTCACCTTATTGGCATTAACTGGCTCTACAACGAGCTTCACACCCGTATCTGTGGAAAGAACACCATGCAGCTGTCAGTCAACGGCGCAATGGTGGCAAAGCACACCGAGCCGTTCCTGTTCTTCACACAGGCAGAAGGCGCACAGCGTGCGGTGTTCCGTGGTCCTTCTGCATGGGGTGCAGGTAAGATGGATAAACCATCGTGGGGCTATGTGAAGTCAGTACATCCCGACTTCTGTATGATAGAGGGTGCGGATAATGACAAACAGCTGACGGATATGCGTGTGCCTTGGGATGACGAAGCGCACGGCAGCAGTCCTGCAAAGGTTTATTATGACCCCGACGAGGAAGCCTTCTATTATCGTATAGCAGGCGGCGACGCTGAGAAATGTATCGACTTCGACGCTGGCAAGACGGACGATGACGGCTATCCGAAGTCTAATATCGTAGGCTATATCAAGGCTGCTTGGAACTTCCTATATCTGCACGCACCACGCATCCGTCACTACGAAGGATCGCTGGCAGAGTTTATGACCGATGCCGAGTGGGCGCAGCGTCCTATCACCGCCGAGACCACCGAGGAAGAGCGTGAGCGCATCGAACTGGCCCGCAGCCGTGTGAATACTGCCAACAAATACTGGTGTCACTCTGAGGGCGGCAGTGCCGCAGGCGACTACCTGCTGAAGCGCTACGACTTCGCCGACGGCGAGTGGGTGGATGCCGGCCTTTGGAATGGTACGCAGTATGCCCAGATAGACCTCCGCACCTATAGCATGACAGCAGCAGCATGGAACGCGCTGACGGAAGCCGAGCGCAACCAGAGTGCTATCGTCAACAAGGCTTTCGTGGATGCTATCGTGGCCGACAGCCGAGCAAACATCGGCAACTACTTCAAGGTATCGTCACTGAAGTTCCACTACTGTTTCCAGAACCACTTCATTGCTGGAACGGATAACTGCTCGAAGAATACCTACTATGTACTCGATCCGTCAACACATCTGTTCGAGATGCACCAAGACGATGTTGACACGACGCTGTCAACTGACAATAGTGGCTTGCAGTCAAAGCCGTACTACATCGACCGTATGCACCCGTATGGCGGTGCCAACGCCAAGCGTATTGCCATGACAGGCGACGTGGATAATGCCAACATCCTCTACGAGGGCTACTACAATGTGCTGTTCGACCTCTGCGAGCTGATGTACGAACCGACTGGTGAACTACAGGCCATGATGCGTACCATTTTGTCGGAGATGGCATCGCTAACGGGCGGCCTTTACAACGAAGAGACAACGGCCATGAGCGGCGTATGGAAGGCGCTGAACCGCTACCTGTTCGACATACAGCGCTACTTCCCTGCCACCGTCTATAATGAGGCGGCACGCATCCGCTATGAGTTCCCCGAACTAATTGGTTTCCTGTCGGATATTCGTGCCGTGCATCCCATCAAGCAGTCGCTCGGCGACCAGTTGCAGGCTGAGCTCCAGTTCATGAAGCGCCGTCTTGTCTATATGGCGTCGTATGCTGCCTTCGGCGAGTTCACGCCTACGGGATTGCGCAGCGGACTGACAGGACTGAGCGAGGCCACGGAGTCGTTCGGCATGCAGAAGTTTGCCCTGCCTGGTTCTTCGTCGCCCTCTACCTACGTCTTCAACCTCGTGCCGCACCAGTGGATATATCCGACGGGTGGCCGAGAGACAAACAACCTCATTGACCCGCATGAGCGTGTAGCTCCTGGCGATACTTTTGTGCTTGACATCAACCCCGGACAGGCATCCGACCTCGGTGTGAACGTGTTCGGGCTGAACTATTATCGCGAACTGGGTAATGTAGGTGATATGGTGGCCAACAACGGACAGGCTAACTTCACACTGAACGGTCGCCGACTGACAAAGTTCGAGGCCGTTCCTACGGTATTCTACACCGAAGAACAGTTGCCAGCCTTCCGCGTGAACAACATCATCATCGGCTCGGCTACAAGACTGAAGGAGTTTAACGTAAGAGGTGCTGTGATTGGTACAGGTACGCTAAACCTGTCTTCGCTGACGCTTGCTGATACGATAGACACCCGTAACACTAAGATTTCGCAAATCCGCCTGCCGGAGACATCAACACTAACAACCCTGCGTTTGCCTGCCACGCTGACGCAACTGTCACTAACGGGGCAGTCGGGACTGAGTACGCTCGACGTGCAGGGTGTCGATGTGATGACGCAGCTGACGATGACGGGCGTGCCACTGTTGATGGGTGTTCGCTCAATGGTGCTCTGTGACACCCTGCGTTCTGCCGATACGCGCCGCGAGAATACCACGACGCTTGTCCGACTGGCAGACATCGACTGGACGGAGGTACAGGCTAATCTGGTGAAATGGTTGATAGGTGTTGGTGATAACGGCACATGTGACATCACGGGAAGCATCGTCATGTTCAACGGCATTGGATCTGACGTGCTGTCATACTACGAGGTGGCGAAGTTAATCACAAGATATGGCGACATACGCTCGACGGATAATTCGCTGTACGTCAATTATCCGACTTCCAATATCACGACCGACAGCATATCTATTGAAGGAAAGAAATATGTTGTTAATGCTGACATCGAGACTGACGGACAAGGCAACAGATGGTGGAAACAGCTTGGACTGTTGGTAAGCAGCGGTAATAATGTTGCTGTTGTCACCATACCCGACGGTCGCATCATTCCCGATGTGCGATGGGAGTTTGTGGAACCTGATGCCGATACCTTTGCCGAGTTCCCTGATGAGTTCTCTTCATTGATTGTCATTAATAGCCTTGCAGCAAGACAGGTTCGTACCGTCCGTGTGACGCTGCATACCACTACGGGTGTCGATGTGACATGCGATAAGAAGGTCGGCTTCTGGAACCGTATTCCAGAGGTGGGCGACTTTGCGTGGACCGACGGGACGTTCGATAACGAGGATGACCAGTCGAAGAAATGGGCGGGCATAGTAGTGATGCGTGAGGTTCTGGAACGTGACGAGGAGGATAATATCACGGCTGTTAAGCTGTGGGTCGAAGGCACGCACAATATCGGTCTTCCTGCGAGCTATGTAGGACGTGGCAGTGCCAATGTGCCAACGTATAACGACCAAGGATTTACTACTTCGTGGGGTATATACCCAAATGCTTCGCTTGGATTCAGCGACGCAACGGGCGAGAACGCCGACCCGCTGATAGCGCATATCCGTAGTGAACTGGGTGTCAGCGATCCCTTCGAGACCCCGCTGCCGAACAAATCGACCGAATTTATAATATCCCCATCCACATACCAAGACGAGGCCAACGAGCAGCCTGTGAGTGGTGCTACCACGTCGAGCACAACCTATGGAGTCGTAGGCGATGGCACGGGCTATAAGCAGAGAACACAGAGCGAGGCTGTCATGGACTTTGCAACGGAGTATGAGAATGCGACGCTGCTTGCTTATGCCAACCGAATTTTAAAGGCAGTCTATACCTACTTCCCGACCATACATAGTCAGATAGAGGAGCTTGGCATGAGAGTAGGTATTGACATTGACGCCGAGGATATTCCGCTGACTCGTCAGGCCGCCGCTGACATTATGATGCTGATTATCGAAGCTGCCGACGCTGCAGCAGGTGGCAATCTGACAGGCCCTGCCCGCTATCGTGAACTGATGTTCATTGCCGTCCGTGTATGCTCGCTTTGGAGTCCTGCCGAGGTGGCGGCTAATGCTATCACGGAGGATGAACTTGATGAGCAGTACCGTCGCGGACACTGGATGCTTCCAAGCAACGGTCTGTTGGCACGTATCTTCAACTTCGTCTGGAATAGTAGTTGCACAACTGATGCTGAAACAGGAGAAAAAAGTCGTGCCAACTCAGCGCCCGTGACAATCAACAACAGTAACGAAATGAAGGGCGAGGCCATTACCAAGGAGGCTCAGCTTCCATTATTCTCCAATGTGCTCTACCGAAGCAACAGCAGGCGCAATATAGCGTTAAGCACAGGCAGTGGCCACTGGAGTGTCACTGAGAGCAGCCGTACCTACGCGAGGGGCGTGTACTTCTACTATGGTCTCACGAACTACTACCTCAAGTACCTCAGTTTCGTCGTTCGTCCTGTCGCAGCATTCATATTTAGAACGTAGTTCACATTCATTGCTTTTACGGGTAGCGGCCTTGAAGCCGCTACCCTCAGAAACGAAAAGAGAAAGAAAACGATGAAAGAATACCGCGACTACGGAGAGTATCTTGAAGACGCCTACGAGCAGCAGATGCTTGCGGCAATGAAAAAGAAAAGCGATACCTATATTTACGGAAACAGAAAATTGACAATCACAGAAAAGAACGGAGAACTGACAGCAGAATGGGAAACTATATGAAGCAAGAAATACCTGCAGATGGCGTGAAGATTCCTGAAGAGACAATACGCCAGAGTGAGGAACACAAGCGGCAGCACCGCACGGTACGGCAGACGCAGGTGTATCGTGACGTGGCGAACCTGAAATATCTCATCATACGTCACATGGACAATGCGCCCCGCAAGTACGCTAAATATTTTGACGAAATGCTTGTGACCGTCAGCAATGCCAAGCAGAGCCTGGCACTCGGCCTGATAGGACGCGACCCCGAACAGCAGTACGAGAACATGAGCTACGCACAGGTGATGATAGAGGACATTCAGGACGATGCCACCATTCTGCACCAACTGGGACTGATAGACAAGAAAGAGAAGAAGAGTATAAGGAGCTTGGCACAGAAAATAGCCGCGCAGATAGTCAGATTGCGCGATTATTACCAAGGTCAGGGGATAGACATGAACGGTAAAACGTGTGAACCATGAGCTATCGAGCACTACATAATCGGCTGAATGGGCGGCTTACTGCGGGACGCAAGTCCTTCAGTTACGAAGATGCAAAGCCGCAATATGGCAGTAACCACTGGAGTGTCACTGAGAACAACCGTAACAACGCGAGGAACGTGAACTTCAACAATGGTAACACGAACAACAACAACAAGTACAACAGTAACGTCGTTCGTCCTGTCGCAGCACTCGGCGATGCTGTGCCAACTCCTTTCCTTCTCTTTCTTCTCTCCGTATGGGAGGCATACCACGACTGCTTGCGAGGAAAGATGACATCGACGCAGGCGGTAGAATACATGGCAATAGCCGCCTACGACATACCCTGTCTGGCATGGGAGTTATGGACAGGAACATACAGGCCCGGAACGTCAACATGCTTCCTTGTCCGCTACCCGAAATGGCGCGAGGTGTTTGCGGCCTGCTTCCGTGACCGCATCGTGCATCACTGGATTTGCCTGCGACTGGAGCCGCTGTTTGAGTATCGCTTTCGCGAGCAAGGCAATGTGAGTTTCAACTGCCGCAAGGGATTTGGTACGGAAAAGGCCGTGGAGCATGTAGCCGAAGTCATGCGCAGTGTCAGCGATAACTACCATAAGCCCGCATGGGTATTCCGTGGCGACATCGTAGGTTTCTTTATGTCTATCAATAAAGAACTGTTATGGTATCTGCTGGAGCGGTTCATGCGCCGCTGGCAGTTCCGTGAGCAACATTTCGGATGGGACAGGTACGGGCTGGCTGATCAGCCGGAAATGTACTGGGATGTCCTCTTCAGGGTGACACGCATTATAGTCATGCACCACCCCGAACAGAACTGCGTGCTGAACTCACCCATACATCTATGGAAGAACCTCGCACCAAACAAGAGCCTGTTCACATCGCCGACGGGCGAGCCCATCGGCAATCTGACTACACAACTGTTTGCCAACTTCCTGATGTCGTTCTTCGTGGCCTACGTTCAGTATATATTCCGACGCAAACGGTTCGGCATGGCGCAGTTTGTGGACGATTTCGTGTTGGTGAGCGATGATTTACGCTTCCTTGTTAACAGCATCCCGTTGCTTGAAGCGTTCCTGCGTGACAAGCTGCTGCTGACACTCCACAAGGACAAGCGCTATCTGCAACCCGTTAGCCACGGCGTGCTTTTCGTTGGAACAATGATTAAGCCGTCGAGAAAGTATCTCAGCAACCGCACCCTGTCGCGCATGACGGAGAAGTGCAACGGCTTCCGTGAGATACTGAACAGCATGATTACCGATGCCTTGCCGGACCTGGAAACGCTGGAACATATCGAGCAGGTTGTTAATAGCTACCTCGGCTTTACACGCCGCAGACAGACCTACCTTTACAGAACGTCTGTTATCAATGATATGGATGCCGCGTTCTGGAGATACTTCACGGTAAAAGGACATTATGAGAGCATTCGCCTAAAGCGACAGTATAGAATGATTCATGTTTAACCCAAAATACAATTAAGATGATGAAACAGATTTATGATTTTGAACCAAAACCAGTAGAGACAATCATCTCTACAGGCATCATGACCACAGTAATTCGTCTCAACATCACGAAGATGGAGGACGGAATGTGGGAGTGTGAAGAGGTGGAGTATAACCACAAAGAGCCGATTTCCTTTGAGAAAGATTACGGCCCGATGGTTTCAGCCATCATCAGAAATCGCTACACGCAGGATGACGTGGAAGCAATCACACAGAACTATCTCGCTGATCCTGACGGGCGACGAGAAGAGTTTGAAACACTTCAGCAGTGGCGCGACCGTGCTAAAATGATGGTCAGGCAGGTCTTTTCCAAATAAATATCCGCAAAACATTTCCTCTTTTATAAAGATAATTAGTACTATTTACCTCAATATCAATTACTATCTTTGTCTTGTGTGACAACAAAAAACGAAACGAATCATGCCCAACACCTATTTTTATCATTTCCCCGTCAAGAGCGACCCTGGCCGCGCCCTCCGCTCTTTCCACCGTGCCTCGGTAAAGGCCGAGCAGGAACAGATGGACTACTGCCGCAAGGTCGGCGCAAAGTCCTTCCTTGAGAACGCACAGCACTTCACCGGCGGCGTGGTAGGCGTGTTCTTCGCTGACCCCGCCAAGGTGAACCGCAACATCTGGCGCATCGAGGGCCACGACAAAGACACCTACGAGCCTATCTTCGTGCCTAACACCATCGACCGCTACGGTCAACAGCCCCTGCAGCCCGACCAAGCCATCCCCAAGAGCAACGCCCACCGCATCTACGCTCCCAAGCCCGCCACCGACCAGGACGGCCACCGCTACGCCCAATACGTCGACATCGCCCCCGCCGCCGCCACTGTGCCCAGCGGTTCTCCCGCTGGGAAAATCCCCAAGTCCGACTGTGCCCGTGCCGTTCAGGCCGAACTATGGCGCTTAAAACTCCCCACCACCTCTTTTGCCGCGCTCTTCCGCATCCTCGGCTTCGACTATTCCCGCGACGACGGCACTGCCGCCACGGTGAAGCACGAATCTACGACCCCCACCTTCTTCATCTATGGCGACCGCTACTACGTCGCTATGAGCCACCCCTCGCGCCACGACTGCTTCACCGCCATCACTCAGGCCGACTACCACCAGGCCATGCTCGCCGCCAAGCAAGCCCAGCGCGACAAGGACTTCGCCTACAAAGCCAAGCACCAAAAGTAACACTGTGTCGGGCGGTTCCCCCGCCCGAAATAATAGTCCCGTATGCCGCCGTATCACGGCAGCCCCAAAAAACAAAGAAACCATGTTCCGACTCGACAACCTCTTAGAACGCTGGGCAACCATCTACGCCCCCATGCAGCACAACCCCTCGGCCACCGCCAAGCCCGAGGAGAAAGCCTTCTTCCGTATCGACCGTTTGGAGTTAGAGAACGGCTTCACCCGCGTCTTCAACCTCCTGAAGAAGCCGTGCCTTTGTGCCTGTGTCAACTTCGATGCGCGGCTCAACGAGAAGCGCCCACGCCTCGCTGTCTATCACCATCAGCTATACCTCTGTCAGAAGCAGCCCACAGGCCCCAACCAGATGCAGGACGACATCGGGGCCGCCGATACGAAGTGCGATCTGAACGAAATGGTGCTCGACCTGCTGGCCTTCCTCTTCGCCCTCCAGGACCTGCTCGGCGGCAAGTCGGCACCCAAGGACTTTCCGCCGGCAGCACTCTCCCTCTACCAGCAGCTCGACGAAGAGACGCGCCTCGGCATCCGTGGCCTCCAGATGAACGACACCGAGTGGTGGTCCACACCCCGCTACAAGAACGGCTGGTGGATCATGGGCCTCGAACTCTACGGCCTCGATACCACCCAGCTCTGCGTCAAGCCCACCCGCTACATATAAAGGAATAGTGTCCCGTATGCTGCGATACCATCGCAGCCCAGCAACCCCCACCCCTAAAAATGGTGCAGGGCTTTATAGTAAAAATGGGGTAAGGCTTCTTAGTAAAAAGCCCGACCCCCTTTTTTTAGGGCATCGTCCTTCTTCGTATTCCCCGTCGATGCCATCACCGACATCCGCCTGTACCACCACCCCCGCAAAAAACCGCTACCTTTACGCTAAAACAACACGATTATGCCATTAAAGTATAGAGGAAACGGCGCACGCCCGGCCATGTCGGTTCGCCAGACGCTCTCGCTATTCAAGGAGCAGACGCTGCAGCAGTTGCGTGTCAACATGAAGACGCAGGCTGTATGGCCGCGTGAGGTATATCCAGGCTACAGCACCGTCAACGAGAATCGACGGCTGCGCGGCCAGTGGTACTCTACCGGCGAGGGCGAGAAGTCGTTCCGAGCCAGCATCAAGAACCCCGACGACCTGTCGGAGATGGTGATGACCTTCGAGATGGCCGACTACCTGCGCTATACCGACCTCGGTGTAGGCCGTGGAACGAAAGCGGAAGATGTGGACCGCGACGCAAAAGCCAGCTACCGCCGCCGATACACGACATCGTGGGACCGCAGCCGTGGACGCTCGCACCGACCACATCTGATGATGGAGTTCCGACACCTGGAACGTCGCCTCGCCAACTACACCCTCGACTGGTACGGCGAAGAACTTTCCTTCGGCCCCTTCCTCGCACTCCCCGACGAGGTGCAGATGTTCTAACTACAGCGCCGTCGGTTCTGCCGACGGGAACGACAACCAACACAAAAACAACAGACACAACAGATATGGCAGCACAAACTTTCAGCATCAAGCTCACCGCCAATGGCAAGGAGGTGAAAGAGTTGATGGACGCACTCAAAAAGCAAGCCAACGACTATGAGCAACAGCTCGGCGACATCAACGAAAAACTTAAAGAGCGCGACAAACTGACCAAGGAAGAGATAAAAGTCCTGGAACAGCAGTCGAGCTCCCTTGCCGCTAAGATAAAAGCCCTCGGCACCGCCGTCGAAGAGAATATCACCAACCTGCGCAAGGTTGACGATGTGATGAAAAACCTCTCTGGCAGCAGCGGCGCCGAGCTTGGCAAGGCCCTGCGTGGCATCGGTCAGCAGATGAAGCGCGTCAGCGACGACACCCTGAAATCGGGCGAGACGATGGAGCAGAAGCTCACCGAACTGAAGGAAAAGCTGATAGAGGTGCGCCACGAGATGACCAAGCGCGAAGGCATCGACGCCATGAAACGGGCGCAGGCCACCATGCAGGAACTGGCCAACACGCCGCTCGACAAGCTCCGTATGGGTCTCGACTCCATAGAGAAGAAACTCGCCACCATGAGCGAGGCCGAGCGTCGTGCCGCAGGAGGTATGCAGCTACTTGATGCCCGCAACCGATATAAAGCTCAGATAGCCGTCAATGAGCAAGGCCCCGCCGACAACGGACGCGACATCGCCAAGATGAATGCCGACCAGCTGCGTGCCGAGCAAGCCCGCCTGCGCACTGTCTATCAGGCCACCGACGGCGCAAAAGGCTATGAAACCGTATCGCAGGAATATCTCACCCGCCTGCAGGCTGTCAACCAGCAGCTGCAGCAGATGAACAACGTCGACCTGAACAAGGTCTTTGCCAACCTTGACGGGCAAAAACTCTCCACCCTGGAGCAAGCCCTCAAGCAGGTGAAGGAGCAGGCCGCACAAATCAAGGTGGGCGACGAGACGCAAATCAAGCAGACCGCACAGCAGATAGAGGTGCTCGAAGCAAAGATTGCCGAAGCCAAGCAGAGGCTTGGCGAGGGTATCGCCGACGCGCTCGACTTCGACAACCTTCAGGACGTGCCCACCGAGAAGCTGGAGCAGGCCCTCAAGCAGTTGGAACAGCAGGAGAAGCGCCTCATTGGCACCGACACCGCCGGCGCACAGAAAATGGCCGAGAACAAGCGCAAGGTGCAGGAGCAAATCAACCGCAACCGCCGCGCCGTGCAGGACTATGCCAACGCCGAGAAGGTGGCCGCCAACACTGGCAAACACAACGTCACCGAACTGAAAGCCGCCTACGAAACCCTGCAGCAAAAGCTCATGGGGCTGAACACCAGCGAGAAGCTGGCCATTAAGGAAACGCGCAAGCAGATGGACACGCTGAAAAAGGCCATCGCCGAGGTGAACGGCGAAGTGACTGGACTGGAAAAGATATGGCGTACAGCCGTCCGCAATATCGCTACCTACGTCGGCGTATTTGCCGGCTTCAACTATGTCAAGGGTAAAATCATGGAGATGGTGCGCGGCAACATCGAACTCAGCGACTCTATGGCACAGGTGCAGAAGGTGACGGGACTGGCCAAGGAGGAAATAGATCAGTTGAACAAGAGCTTTGTCAATCTCGACACCCGCACATCTATTACGCAGCTGAACGACCTCGCCTACAGTGCGGGTAAAATGGGTATCGGCAAATACGGACTGGACGCTGTACGTCAGTTCGTCGAAGCCACCAACCAGCTACAGGTAGCACTTGGCGACGACCTCGGTTCTTCGGTTGATGAAAGCATCACGCCGCTGGCAAAATTGGCCGAGAACCTGGGTATGATACAGAAGATGGGAGTCGAGCGGTCGATGCTCGCCATTGGCTCCAGCATCAACGAACTGTCGCAGACCACCACCGCCGCAGGTGCCAACATTGTGGATTTTGCACGTCGCATACAGCCCGCAGCACAAATGATAGGGCTGACCACAGACGAGATACTGGCACTCGGCTCGGCATCAGACTCCTTCGGTGTAAGCTCTGAAATATCGGCAACAGCTTTTACCAAGTTCCTTGCTTCCTACCGCACCAACACGGCAGAGATTGAGCGCATACTCGGCATGACGCGAGGTACGCTTGACGCTTTCTTTGACCAGGGTCGCACGATGGACGGACTGCTGGCTATCTTCCAGCGGATGCACGAGATTGGCGACCTGCGCTATCTGGAAGAAGCCTTCAAGGCACTCGGCTCCGAGGGTAGCCGAATGTTCACTACCTTTGGTGCTTTCTCTAAGAACATCGACATGTTCCGCGAGCACCTCACCACATCGACCGTAGCTTTCAACGAGGCTACCAGCGTCACCCGTGAGTACAATTTGGTACAAGATACGGCGGCTGGCATCGTTGAGCGGGCTAACAACATCTGGGAGAAGGCTTTTGTCAATCCTAAAGGTGTAGATACGGTGAAGGAATTGGCCGTGGCATGGTACGACCTGACGCAACAGCTCACGCAGAGCCAGACGTGGCTGTGGGGCGTAAAGGCCGCACTGGAGAGCGTCGCTTTCGTGGTGGGCGCACTCATCAAAATACTGCCTGTGCTGATTCGTGCCATGATGTTCTACGGCATTGCAGCCACCATCCGCAAAGTGGCGGTAGAATGGCACCTCATGCGCACAGCCATCGACGCGGCCACCACGTCGGCAGGGCGTTTCGCAGCGTTCATGCGCTCTAACATCTGGGTACTTGGCGCTACGGCCATTGTCTTTGCCGCAACGGCACTTATCGACATGGCTGCTGCTGGTGACAAGGCCAGCGAAGCTCTCGACGCCGTGGGCGATGCCGAGAAGAAGGCCGAAGAGCAAAGCGTCAAGGAGCGTGCAGAGCTAAAACGGCTTTACGAAGCCACCAAGGACACTACCAAGTCTATCGAGGAGCGCAAGGAAGCGCTGCGCAAGATGGTGGGCGATGAGAAATACCGACAGTATAAGCAAGACCTGAACGACGAGCAAGTGCTGGCACGCGAGGCAGCCAAGGCTTACGGTGAACTGACCGACGAAATTATCAAGTCAGCCAAAGCTCGCGCCTATCAGCAAAAAATTACCGAACTGACGGAGAAAAATATCGCGCTGGAAGACGAGAATGAAAAGACGCAAAAGTATCTGGACAATAATAAAGGTAAATACGAGGCAGGGAAGCGGGAATACAGCAACCAGCAGCAGTATGCCCGTCAGATGACGCGCACCAGCGAAGGTTTTCAGGAGTCGGCCATCGTGCAGCAGGGTGCCGCTTTGGCTCAACCTGCCATTATCGGTGAATATGAGAAACAACAGAGCAATATTCTTGCCAACCAGGAGGAGCATAAGAAGAACGATGAGGACATCCTGAAACTGGAGAAGAAAATCAAGGATTTAAACGCTACTCCAGGCACAAGCACTACGCCCAATCCTCCCACTCCCCCTGCACCGAAGGGCAACACCTCCACCGAAAATTCCAGACTGAAAAAGCTCCGCTCCGACTTCGACCAGGCCAAGGAGAATGCCGACGGTCTGATTGCCAAGATTGATGAGTGGTACAACCTGCAGGAGGCTGCCGTGAAGGATGCACAGGCAATGGGGCAGATGAGCAAGCAGAACGCCGAGGACTTGGTGAAGATGATGGAGATAGCCCGCAATCAGTCGCTGGCCAAGGCACGCAAGGCTGTGGGCAGTGGCGAGCAGCAGGCCATCGACGACTGGCAGACGTGGGCCAAGACGGTGTTGCCCTCTATGCTGGCCGACTCGTCGGAATGGAGTGCCGGGCTGATGAATACCATACAGCAGGTGGATGCCAAGGCATTGCACGACTTTCTGAAGCGGTTCGACGGTTCCAAGGCGATGGCCGAGCTTGATGCCAGCTCGTTCCTCGACACCATTATGAAGAAAGGTGCCGGAAGCCTGAAAAAGGCACAGGTGCTACGGGCGCAGTTCAAGGAGCGTACCGACAAGTATGTTGAGCAATACCAGGTCATAGACACGGCACAGCGGAAGATGCAGGAAGACTTGCAGGCGCTGGGGGTGATGACCGAGACTTACGAGGAGATGGCGCAGCGTATAGCCGAGAATCGTGAGAAGGGCGATAACCTTATAGCACCCAGTCAGCAGCGCGTGGAGCGAACCGCCACGGCCTTCATCAACCAGCAGGGGCGCGAGCAATACAGCGGCAGTCCGCAGGATATGGGACGCTGGCTGACCGACCTGTCCAGTCAGAAGGGTGCCGAGTGGACGGCAGGACTGCCGCAGGTGCGGCAGTGGCTCAGCGACGTAGAGAAGTACAAAGGCGAGATAGCCGCCTTTTACCAGGCACTCACCGACTACGAGCAGGCTTACCTTGACAAGAACGAAGATGCCACTCGCGAGGCAGCCGACCGTCTGTCGCAGCTGCTCACCGCCCGCATCAGCGACGCACAAGCCTACAACGCAATGGGCTTGAAGTTCGTGGGGCAGGGTACTATACCTTATACTATAGACATCACCAACCAGCAGGAAGCCTTGCAATGGCTGAAAAACTTTGCCACCGACGGCGAGGGCGAACTGGAACAGTGGGCGCAGGCATTCCCGCAGATTACCGACATGGTGACGCGCATCAAAGCTGCCGAAAAAGACGGCACCCTTGGCGAGGCCGAACTACAGTCGCTGCAGGATACTATGCCACAAATCGAGGCGCTATATATGAAACTCATCAACTACTCGGATAATGTCGGCAAGACCATCGAGCAGCAGGTGAACGCCATGATGCCAAGCCGTGCGCCCATCGGTGTTGACGAAATGACGCAGCAATTCAACCAGCGCCGCAACCTAACGGAAAGAAAATGGAACGAGCAGATAGACAAAGCCAACGCACTGGGTGGCCCTGTTGATGAGAATGGCGACAATGCTTCTGCCATAGATTTGAAACGTCAGCGCGACCAGGCGCTCATCGACATGGAATACCAGTATCAGCAGCAGCTTTGGCAGATACGCGAACAGATGGGCGTGACAGTGTTCGACGAGTATGAGCATGAAGTGGCGATGTATAAGAACATGCTCGACAAGAAATTGATTTCGGAGCAGGAGTTCCAGAAGAAGCGCGGTCAGCTGCAAATGAAACTCGGCCTGAACATGGCCCAGCAGTACAACGGCATGATGTCGAACATGGTCAATGCTTTGCAGGAAGCCGAAATAGCATCTGTTGAAGCAAAGTATGACGCTGAAATCAGTGCTGCTCAGGCCGCAGGACAGGACACAGCCGCGCTGGAAGAGCAGAAGGAGGCCGAAATCTACGAGGTGCGCAAGAAGTATGCAGGCTTGCAGTTTGCCGTCAAGATCAGTGAGATTATCGCCAACACGGCTGTTGCCATCATGCAGGCTTTTGCGCAACTCGGACCTGTAGGCGGTGCTATAGCCGCTGCTATGTTAACGGTCACTGGCGCTGCACAGTTGGCTATTGCCAAGGCAGAATACGATAAGGTGATGTCTGCATCGGCAGGAAGTAAGAAAACCTCTACCGCATCTACTACATCTACGCCAAAGACGAAGCTCGTCAGCGGAATGCTGACCTACGACGAGGGTAATGCCGATACCGCCGTGAAGTCATCCTCCTCGGGGGACAGGAGTGGGGTATATCCTGGCACCGACGGCCACATCTACAGAGCCACCCCGCAGCCCGCGCTCCCCGATGGCGTGCAGCTCATCCGCCGTCCCATCGCCACCACCGTCAACGGTCAGCCCTCTCTCGTGGCGGAGCGAGGCCCCGAAATCATTATTGGCCGCCGCGCCACCCGTCACATTCAGATGAACGAGCCCGGCCTGCTCCACCACCTCGCCGCCATCAATGGCCGCTACCGCACCTACGACCAGGGCACCGTCCCCGCCGCCGTGCCGCTCGCTCCGAGCGAAGCTGCCGCCGCTGGTAGTGTGCCCGTCGGTTCTTCCGACGGGGAAACCGCCCGCGTCGCCGCCGCCCTGGAGCAAAACACCGCCATGATGCTCGCCATGCAGCAGACCATCGCCGCCCTCTCGCAGACCGTCACCACGCTCCAGCAGCGCGGCATCCCCGCCCATATCCAGAAGTACGGCACCGGCGGTCTCATCGACGAAGTGAAGTCCGGCCTGAAGTTCGACCAGCGCTACAACCGCTGACCACCGAAAAAGTCCCGTGCGCTGCGGTATTCCCGCAGCCCCCCACATAAAAAAGGGAGAAAAAGAAAAAAAAGGAATCTCCCAGCTTTAGTCCTCTCACAGACTTTTTTACACGACATCCCTGCCCCGCGCCGGGAGATTCCGATGGGAATCTTACCACTTGCGAGGCAGGGATTACTGTGTATGTATGTCTGTGAGAGGCCACAAAGGTAATAACATTTTTAATTATATAAACAATGAAACGGATAGAATTAGTAAAGTTTAACGCGGGATTATTTCAAAACATGAAGTCGGCAGGTGTACGTCTGGAGGACAGCGACTACATCGCCATCTACGACGACTTTATGGCTATGTCGGCTGAAAACATGAAGAAAACAGCCATTATGGAAATCCTTGCCGAGCGTTATCACCTGACGTCTCGCCACATCCACAACATCCTGAAACGGCTCGACGAAGAAGTGTAAACGTATATATTTCAACGCCTTGAAACACCCACTTCACCACATGAACAGTCGCCTTCACCCTCTTTGTCCCGTAAGTTGCGATATTATCGCAACAATACTCTATCTTTGCCAAAGAAAAGCACTGGCCAGTCGCTTTCATCGAGAACTTCAACACAAACACAAACTTTCAAAAATCAGTTCAAAATGAGCGACACAAAAATCTTTTCTATCCCCGATAATAACGGGGGTAACGGCGGCAACGCCCTCGCTAATGGTATCGTTCCTTTCATGCTCGGAGCAGGCATGAGCGGTGGCCTCGGTGGCTTTGGCTTCGGAGGCGGCGGCTACGGCTGGAACGCGATGAATATGAACAACATCACGGAGCTCTTCGCTATGGGCATCTTGGCAAGCATGTTCGGTTGGAACGGCAACGGTGGCTTTGGCGGCATGGGCGGCGGCAATGGCGCAGCCTTCCTCTCCAGTCAGATCAATGGCAATCAAGGTCGTGACCTCATCATGCAGGCCGTCACCTCGCAGGGCGAGCAGAGCCGTCAGGCTGTGCAAACACTGAGCACCATGCTCGGACAGGACTTCAACCTGGTGAACACCAGCATCCAGACCATTCAGGGTGCTCTCACGCAGATTGCCACCCAGCAGGGTATGACTCCGCTGCAAATCATCAACGCCATCCAGAGCGGCAACGCTGCCCTGAGCCATCAGCTGTGCCAGTGCTGCTGCGACAACAAGTTCGCCATCGCCGAGCAGACCTCTCAGCTCCAGCAGGGCATGAACCAGGGCTTCACCGGCGTGCAGATGGGGCTGAACCAAGGTTTCAACGGCGTGGATCGCGGCATCAGCGGCATCCAGACGCAGATGGCCGTCAACCAGGGCCGCGACGACCTGAACGTCTGTCAGCAGACCTACGCCCTCACCGACAGCGGCAACCGCAACACGCAGGCTATTCTTGCCAAGCTGGGCGAGATGCAGACGCAGAGCCTGCAGGACAAGCTCCAGGCCGAGCGCGACAAGAACACGCTCCTGCAGAGCGAGATTTCTCAGCGCGACCAGAACCAGTATATCGCTGGCGTCGTAGGTCAGAACATGGCCCCGATGGCCGCACAGATGGCTTCGCTGTCCAAGGAGGTCGATGACATCAAGTGCAAGCTCCCCAACACCGTCTCGGTGCAGTACCCCAACCTCGTGGCCGTCAACGCGACGCCCTACGTCAGCGGCGGTATCTATCCCAACGGCATGTTCGGAGGCTACGGCTACGGCAACGGTAACTTCGGTTTTTAAGAAAGGAGGCACGCTATGGGATGTTTTAATATCATCACCAACCAGGGAGGCATCCCCTACCTGCGTACCACGAACACCACCGTTGGCACTACGTCGGTAGATTTTGCCCTCGGCTCCTACCGCCGACCGCTGCCCCCGGCAGGTTACTTCACGGTGCGCATCAGCGATGCCATCCCTGCAGGAACGACCACGACGCTGCCCGTCACGCTGACTCGCAATGGCGTCACCCGCGCCCTCACGCTCTTCGACGGTACGCCCGTCACCGTGGCCGAGCTCATCGGCGGCACAGGTGTATTCCAGGTATTCAGCGACACCGAGGCCGGCATCCTCCAGCTGATGTCGCGCACCGTGGTCTAAGCCGCAGTGCCCAGCGCATCTCCGCTGGCAGTGTTCAGTATGTTGCGGTATCACCGCAACCATCATTAACAACAAAAAAGTAATAACACATGGATTTCAAAAGTTTAACCATCGGCGCTCCTTTCTATATACTCCGCGAAGGAGGTGAACGCCCCACGCTCAGTATCGGTACGGTCAAGGCCAAGAGCGAACCGAAACCGCAGTACCAGACCCAGACACCCGCCATCTACACAGGTATGCAAATACCTATGGTTGTCGACATCACGGCTACCGTCGCAGGCGAGGACGTGCCTTTCGGCAATCTCCCTGCAAATGCAGAGACGTCAACCTATCAGAACGGTGCCGTCACCGTCTGCAGCTCCACCGAGAGCATTCTGCAAGCCGTATCGGCCATGATGGACAAAAGCCGCAAGCGCATCGAGATGCGCACCTACGACGATGCCGTCATGAAGGCCGGCGAAGAGTTCACCGAGACGCTCAATCCTCAATACAAGGAGGCCAAGGCTCAGAAGCAGGAAATCGCTTCGCTGAAAGAGCAGGTAGGCGGCATCTACTCCACCATGAACCAGATGATGGCCATGATGCAGTCACTTCAGAAAAGCAACGCCCCAGGGAAAAGCAAGTAGAAGTCCGTGTGCCTCGCGGTTCCCCCGCGAGGAAAGCAGTAGTGCCTCGCGGTTTTCCCGCGAGAAAAGTTCAACCACAAAACAATTACAACTATGGCAGGATATATTGTAGAATTTCGTGACGAGATGGAGAAATCCGAACTCGTCGAGAAGGCTCAGAACGCCAAGGAGGCCGTCTGCGAACTTTGGGACGAGATGGCCAAGAAGATGCCTGAGCTACACCAGGTGCAGGAGCGCCACAATTACTACCGCAACGGCGGTGGCTACGGCACGGGAGGCCCCATGATGGGCAATCCCAACGGCTGGAACGGCCACCTCGGCTACCGCAACTACGGCGGCCCCTCAATGGGCGGCTATGGTGGTGGCTACCGCGACGGCGGCTACGGCATGAACGCCGGCGGTGGCTATCGTGACGGTGGTTACGGCCCTTCGATGGGCGGCTACGGCGGCTATCGTGAGAACCCGGCCTACACCGGCGCAGGCGACCGTCGCGGCTACTAAGCTGCACCAGGGGCAGGGCGGCAGTGCCCGGCGCATCTCCACCGGTCCAATCCGCCGCCCGCCCCTCCCCTTTTCTTTCTTTTTCTCTTTCCTTTATCGTCCCGTGTGCTGCGGTATCACCGCAGCTCCCCTAAACAACAAAAACCATGACAGATTTACGCCAGTACGATGTGGTTCCCGAACCGCTTCGTAAATATTTAGCCCAGTACGGTCGTCATTTCAACCAGAAGCTCTGCGCCTACGCAGTCAGCCTGATGCAGCGTCGCGGCCCCGACGGCAAGCCCGTCGCCATAACCCCCATGACCCGTGAGGAAGTCGATGCGCTCCTGAAGCAGAATGCCGTCGAGTTAAAGAACAACGTCCTTTACGATCACGTCTTTGTAGCCAATATGGTCAAGAGCGACCAGCTCGGCTCCAGTGTCCCCGATGCCAAGCACCATGCCCTTGCCATTCGCGACTACATCGACGACATCGACAAGGCCGAAGGCTACCTCTTCGACCGCTGGCTCAGCGACATCTGCGGCCTCGGTCCCCAGTACATCCCCTATTGGGAAGATATGATTTAAAGACAGCGCCTCGCGGTTCCCCCGCGAGGAAAGTCCCGTATGCCGCCGTACCACGGCGGCCCCTAAAAAAGCACCCATGATTCGCGACTACCTCGACATTACCCGCAACTGGGGCATCCTCGCCTACTACGATGCCCTCCCCGCCGACTTCTCCCAGCTCGGCCCTATCCTCCGTGAGTTCGGCTGTCCCGAGAACGAAATCTCCCGCGCCCGACAGACGCTCACCGTGCCCAACCGTGCCTTCGTCTATAACGTCCCTTGGGCGCGTATGTCCGTCATGGTCATCTCGCCCGTTACCCATCCGCGTCAGTTTCTCAACTCCTTCATGCACGAGGCCGACCACCTCCAGACGGCCATCCTCCGTTACTACGACGTGCCGCAAGGCACCGAGCCAGCCGCCTATCTCCAGGGTTACATCGGTCAGCTCGCCTACGATGCCATCCTACCCCTCCTCTGTCCCGACCACGAAGGCCAGTACGAACCTCTCCCACCCATCAACTTCCGCCGCCCCTGTCAAGGGTAGTGCGCCTCGCGGTTCCCAGCAAGGAAAGCCCCGTATGCTGCGGCATTTCCGCAGCCACACATAAAAAGGGGAGCGCATCAATCATCGCTCCCCTCCCCTTTTCTCCTTGCCCGCTTTCTCGCCGCCTTCTCGGTAGGCAGCGGTTCCGCCGTCGCCCCCTGCGTTTCTCCACAGGGTCTCGTCACTACCTTCGTCCTTGCCTTCATCAGTGCTTTCACGGCACCCATCGCCCCTTTCACTGCGTCGCTTCCCACAGCCCCGAAGCACCCGGCATAGCCCTTCATCCCCGGCACCGTGCCCAGCAGCATCTCGCCCTGTATCACCACCGCCTCCTTTCCATCGTCAAAGGCCAGCAAGCCGCCCGTCAGCCGCTCATCCCTTCCATACATCACCGCCGCCTCGCTTGCCGCCTCCTGTCCTGTCTGCTGCGGTTCTCCCACAGCCTCGCTTTCCGCCTCCTGTCCCGTCTGCTGCGGTTCTCCCGCAGCCTCGCTTGCAGCCTCCTGTCCCGTCTGCTGCGGTATGACCGCAGCACCAGCAGCCCCAACAGCCAGCTCCCCTGTCACTGCTGCCTCGCAGTTCTCTCTCGTCATCAGCCGCACCTGCGCCACCCAGCCGCGCTCCTGCCAGTGGCGTATCACCCTCAGTAGCTCCACGTCCACGCTTGCGGCCATCAGCCACATCGTACATCCGTTCTTCACCATGCACCCCACGCTCTTCATCAGGTGCCTCACCGTCACATCTCCAGAAGTCTGGAAGAAAGCCATCCCCTGCTCCTTCAGCAGGCGTGGCAGCTGCCGCTCACAGCAGCAAGGTTCAATATAACCCATATCTATTTACAATTTACTGATTTACTATTTACTCCCTTCCCTCCCCACCTGTCCCGTATGCTGCGATACCATCGCAGCCCCGACACCGCAAAATTACCCCACTCCCGCCGCCCGCAAGGTACACCAGCCGCCGCAAGGAAATTCTTCACTCTTCACTCATCACTCTTCACCCCCTGTACCTCCTCCTAATTCCCGATTCCCTATCTTTGCATCAAAACAACAACGCAAAACTCTCACACCGACATGAACATCACCGACCTCTGGCCCCTGCTCACCATCATCGTGCCGATCATCGTCCTCTACTTCGGCTACATTCAGCAGCTGCGCATCCGCGTGGCCGTCTTGGAGCAGGCCAACGAGGACATGCAGAAAACCCTCATCAACATGCAGAAGCGTATGGATAATCACTCCAAGAAGCAAGACGACATCCTCGAAGCCATTGCCTCGCTGAAAGTCGAACTCGTGCGCCAGATGGCCGCCACAGAGAAACAGGTCAACAGCATCAAGACCGAACAGGTGTCCATCGCTGCCGACCTGAAGAACATCAACCGCACCCTCTCCAACATCAACCGCCCATGACCACCCCAACCAACCGCAATATCTTTGCGACATTAAAACACCGCTGGCGCAACCACATGCCAGTGTTCTTCAGCCGAGTGTTCTGGGTGTGCTCGCTCATCAGCGGCACCGCCATCACTGCCAACACCGCCATGCTGTCGGTCGGAGCCGTGCCTCCCGCCTGGTGGCAGGAGCTCTACCCCTACCTCGTGTCCTTTTCCGCCGGCATGGCCTTCGCTGCCAAGTTCACCCAGCAGTACCACGGCCAGCCCATCGACTACGACACCTACCGCCGCACCACCGCCGAAGCTGCCACCGCCCCTTCGCCCGTCGCGTCGGAATCAGATCCCGACACCGCAGCCACCGCCGCCACCGACCATGAGCCTACGGCACCGCAGCAGCAGTAGTCATTCCTTGTTTATTCTGATTTGACATAGTTTTAATTTAGATTTGTTTTAGTAGATTTGTTTTAGTAGTTTTAGTTTTAGGTTAATTAGTTAATTAGTTATTTTCAAAGGTAAAAAGAAAGCCTGAGAGCAGGCATTCAGGAGAAGGGGTAACCGTGAGGCCGCCCCTTTTTTCTTCTTGCTCGCTACACTCAAATGTTATTGATTCTTATTTTGAGGTCGCTATCGCTCGAAATTATATTTAAAATTGATATTTAGAATTATATTTAAAATTCTTTTGTCAGATTTTCCGTTAGATTTTCCGTTAGATTTCTTCGACGAGCGAAGCGAGTGGAACTCGATTACTGCGCGAAGCGCATCTTTTTTTTTTTGAGTGGCCTATCGGCCAAAAATTAAACAAAAATTAATCTCAAAAATTATATAAAAATTCTTTGTGTAACAGCCATAGTAAAAAAAACTATGAGAGCAATAGCAAAAAGTAATTTTTGAATAATTTTTGAACTTAATTTTTATATAATTTCTTCGACGAGCGAAGCGAGTGGAACTCGATTACTTCGCGAAGTCAATCCACATTCTAAATAAAATTTTAAATACACATTTTAAATAAAATTTCAAGGGCGAAGCCCGCCCCAAAAGCCGCGTCACCGTCGCTTCAGCCGTGTCGGCCAGTCAAACAGCTCCACCACGTCGCACCGCAGTGCCGTGGCTATCTTCTCCAGGGTATCGACGGTGGGATTGCCGTGTATCATCGCGTGGCAAGTACTCACCGCCACCTTCATACGTTTCGCTAACCTCGTCAGCGTCACGCCCCGCAGCTCCATCGCTGCCTCAATGTTCAATGCCATAACATTATTTACAATTTACAGATTTACGATTTCGTATGGCAAAGATACGAAAGATTCTCCGCAACGACGTGACAGCCGCTCGCCCAGCGTCAGCAGAACAGCAACACCACCCATCCTGCGATGCCTGCCAAGAAAAATCCTGCCAGCATATAGCTCGCAGCCGCAGGCCATATCCACATCAGCAGCAGCATCACCACCACATAGCCCACCACAAGCGCATACGCCCAGTTCGGCGTGTCATCACTTCCACCACTCGTGCTGCCACCATCGTTACGGAACAGCCCGCTCCGTCTGCGCCCGAACTGCCACGCCCGCCACTGCCTGTGCCGCGAAATAGTCATCACACTCTCATTCATAGTCACATCCTTTCTTTTTTTTGAGTGTCCTACGGCCAAAAATTAAACAAAAATTCTATTCAAAAATTCTTGCTTTGACAAGCGTCACCCTTACGGGATGCCGAGCGAAAAGGCCTACGGCCTGAAATTAAAAGTAATTTTTATATAATTTTTGAACTTAATTTTTATATAATTTCTTCGACGAGCGAAGCGAGTGGAACTCGATTACTCGCGTCAGCAACTCGCCCTACCCTTTCAGGAAGGCCGTTATCAGCCGCATGACCCATATCAGTGCCCAGCCGAGGATAAGGAACACCAAGGCATATCCGCTGTAGAACAGCAACAGCATAAACGCCACCATTGCTGCCAATGCCAGTATCTTCTGCCACCACGGAGCCTTCAGAAACCACTCGTTCAGCGGGTCGGGCTTGTTGCTCCCGCTGCCCGACGACTGAAACCGCCCGTCCAGTCCTCGCGGCTGTGTCATCCATCGTGTATTGTATCTTCGTCCCATACGCTATCTTTTTTTTCTTGTTGGGGCGTCGCTGTCGCTCCTTAAAATTATATTTAAAATTCTTTCTCCCCATTCTAAATAAAATTTTAAATCCAAATTATAAACCAAATTTCAAGGACGAAGCCCGCCCATACGCCCTCCCGCTGCGCCACGCTACCACGATGTGACAGCCGACTGCCATAGTGAGGACACTCCTACAAGTGCGACTACCAGTCCTCCTTCTCCGACGCTTTCCTTTCAGCTACATACCTTGTCAGACTTTGGACAATTTTCTTAAACGTGTCCTCGCACATGGGCTTTGCATTCTTATGGTAATACTTGTAGCACGTCTTCCGCTGCCCCTTCACTCCAATGTCGCCAAGATTCTTCGGCAACGAGTCCACCAGGATTCCCATATTGTTGTCGAAAGCTGCGCGGTGATCTGCCTTATGGTCAAAGTTGCGCATCGTCAGCTTCATCCTGCCGTCCCTGAACTGCACGTCAATCAGAAATTCAATATACCCTTCGATGCTCGCATACATCATGTTAGTAGGAAACTTCATCGTGCCCTTGCCTATGATTTGCTTACCCGGGTTCTCGTTCTGGATGACAGACTTGCTGTCATTGAACGACTCCGCAAACCAGTTTCTCGTAGCCTCGTAGAGTGCATTGGCATCCAGACTGTCCTGCTTGATTACCGCACTAAGCTCCAGTGGTTTCTGTGACATTGCCGACAGTGCTACCAGCACCATTGCGGCCATCAAAATCATTCTCTTTTTCATAGTTCTAATTCGTTTTAAAAAGTTAATAACTCTGTTTTGTTTGACAATATAATAAATTACTCTTTCTTCCCCTTGCGCTATCTTTTTTTCTTGTTGGGTCGTCGCTGTCGCTCCTTAAAATTATATTTAAAATTAATATTTAGAATTATATTTAAAATTCTTTAGTCAGATTTTCCGTTAGATTTCTTCGACGAGCGAAGCGAGTGGAACTCGATTACTGCGCGAAGCGCATCTTTTTTTTTGAGTGGCCTGCGGCCAAAAATTAAACAAAAATTCTATTCAAAAATTCAAGGGCTCTGCGAGCCTAAAATTAGAAGTAATTTTTATATAATTTTTGAAACTAATTTTTGAATAATTTCTGCGCGAAGCGCATCCACATTCTAAATAAAATTTTAAATACAAATTATAAATAAAATTTCAAGGGCGAAGCCCGCCCTACACTCTCCCGTTGCGCCACGCTGCCACGATGGCCACCGCCGCCGTACCGCTCACGCCCAAGAGCCAGAGCGACAGGGCTACCGGCACTATATAATATATATAAGGTGTGACGCGCTTCATCTTAATACCCCCAGCTTGATGATTTCACCACACGACGGACAGATGATGCTGCCTGCAGGACGCAACAACTCCGATGCCTGTTGCCCGAAGCCAGGCTCAGACGGATTTGCAATCCGGCTGCCCTGAATATCGGCATTTGCGATGCCCTCATCGCCGCTGCCCTGTGCGCAGCCACTCCCCACTCCTGTAGGGGTGGGGCCTGTACCCTTCTTCACCACCTCGAAGCCTGCCGCCTTTAGCTCGTCTAAAAAGAACTCCCAGCGCTGACAGCCTATCTGCTCGGCCAGCTCCTGCAGCTTCTGCACCGTGGGGTTGCCGGTCACGAGGCGGCTCACCGTCGAGTCGAACACGCCCATCTTCTTTGCCAGCGTGGTGGGCGTATAGCCGTAGCGCTGCATGGTCTCCTTGATTTGCATCTTATTGCTCTCTTGTTTACTCGTTTTGCACTATTGCGCTGCAAAGATACGGCTTTTTGCGATAACTTGCAAGTTTTTCGGCTGTTTTTTGTTGTTTTTGGCTCATTTTCTTGCATTTCAGTGCCATTTTTCTTGCATTTTAGTGCTTTTTGGTCTGAAAATCGGCAGTTTTTGGTTGAAAATATGGCCGTTTTGCCTGAAAACGAACATCGAGAACGGCGGTTTTTGCGGCTCTTACCCTGCCTTTTTCGGCATTTTCGGCCTATTTCCCGCTTCTCGGCTGCCGACGACGGTTTGGCAGCCCACCGACCCAAAAACCCTAACTCGCTGAAACTCACATAAGGTGGCACCCTCCGTTTGCCGAAAGCAACCCCACACTTCGACGCGAGACCGCCGCCACACTGGGGAGCCTCCGGCTGCTCCGATGGGGTGCAGAGGGGTGCAATATGCGGATGAGGTGCAGAGGGGTGCAGCATATCGAAGAGGGTGCAGGGGTGTGGGTGTGGGTATGGTGTGAGATCCTGCATCCTGCATCAGATACCCATGAGGGGAGAGAGAACCGAAAAGGGGTGCAGCATATCGAAGAGGGTGCAGGGGTGTGGGTGTGGGTATGGTGTGAGATCCTGCATCCTGCATCAGATACCCATGAGGGAGAGAGAACCGAAAAAGGGTGCAGCATATCGAAGAGGGTGCAGGGGTGTGGGTGTGGTGTGGTGTGAGTTCCTGCATCCTGCATCAGATACCCATGAGGGAGAGAGAACCGAAAAAGGGTGCAGCATATCGAAGAGGGTGCAGGGGTGTGGGTGTGGTATGGTGTGAAATCCTGCATCCTGCATCAGATACCCATGAGGGGAGAGAGAACCGAAAAGGGGTGCAGCATATCGAAGAGGGTGCAGGGGTGTGGGTGTGGTATATATATATGAATAAGGTGTAAGGGGTGATTTTGTCAATAAATACGAAAACTTTGCGTTTTTTTGAAGAAAAACAAAAAAAAGTTGGAAAAAAGTTTGGATAATTAAAATTATTGTTTTAACTTTGCACCCGTAAACAATAAACAATTAAACAATAGAACCGAAACCCCAATGGGATATAATAGGGGTGCAGAACAATGACACATTTCAATTTTAATGGTACAGAGATTAAAGTTAGCGCATCATGCAAAGGTGAGGTTTCTAATGTTTGGGGTGATGGCATGAAACATTTTAAGTTCATCATTACCATTGTAGCCAATGACAAAAAAACATCTTTCACGTATTACGATTCATTTGCTAATTGGCAAAAGAACAAACAGAGTTTAGAATCTGACGATCTCAAATCCGCATTGGATTGCTTTTTCTCTGATGCATCATGTTATGAGAATGCAACAGATTTGGCGGATTTCCTTTGTGAGTTTGGTTATGATGGGAGTGCAGAATCATTGCGCAAAGGTATCAAAGCATTTGACGGATGCAAGCGTCATTATCAGAGTGTTGTTAGAGTGTTCGGTTCTGATTGGTACGACATTGCAAACGCAATCAATGACTAATAACAGAGGTTAGGGGTAAATATTGAACTTTGTGCGGATCGTAACCGCATACCCCTGCAAAGATGATATAACAAACAGAATTAGAACCGAAACCCCGATGGGATATAATAGGGGTACAGAACAATGAAAGCAAATAATATTAAAAGTATTGATGTACTTACAAAGTGTTGGTTTGACAAGGTAAACGGCAATACATATTTTGCCCAAAAGATTACCATAAACAGAGGGAAAAAGAGTGAAGAAACCATTTACAACCATTTCCAATATGGTTATAGTAGTTATGATTACTTTGCCCTGCAATTTGTGCGCAATCATTACAACCTCAAAACCGATATAACAAAGTACGAATTTTATTCTAAAATCTCTTTCAATAATGAGGTAGTAAGAGGATGCAGGAAAAAGGATTTAATCCACATTGGCGAATAATAACAAAGGTTAGGGGTAAATATTGAACTTTGTGCGGATCGTAACCGCATACCCCTGCAAATATCAAATAACAATCATTTAGAACTGCATCCCCAAAGCAGGATAAAATAAGAGGGTTTTAGAGTTATGTCTATTCAAATGTATTTAGTAACTTTGGTTTTGTGTGGTGAATTGGTTTCTTTCTCCTGCTGCAATCCGATTGCAGAGGTTTGCAAGATTGCGGAGAGTGCAGAGGTTAGCAATGTAACAATTAAAAGTATTTAGTGAGTTATGGCAAAGTATTGTATAAATATAGGTATCTGTATTGTTGCGGATGTGCAGCAGGGTGCAGGGGTGCAGGATTTAATAAATGAGTATGTACGGCAATTTTCCAACAATGGCATGAAAACCGAATTAAAAGGGGTGCAGGGTGCAGAGGTTTGCGATTTGGGATGTGAGTACACCAAAGAGGAATAAAACCCACAGAACCCACAGAAACCGCCAAAAATGGCATAATAACAGAGGTTAGGGGTAAATATTGAACTTTGTGCGGATCGTAACCGCATACCCCTGCAAATTATAAGATACAAACAGAATCAGAACCGAAACCCCAATGGGATATAATAGGGGTGCAGATGTATGAGTATTAGAGAACAAATAACAAATTGGTGCAATCGTAAAGGGTTGCGGTTTGTAGATAATATTGGGTACACCTTTTCAGTATGTGACAATATAGATATTGTGCAGAGTATCAGAGTAAGAGAGTGCAGGAAATACACCTACATTTATTTGCCAATGCCTACAAATGCACCATATAAATACAGATACCAAATGAAGATAGAAAAGGGGTGTGCGTATCTGTTGCGGTATCTGTTCAAATAATACCCCTACATTATAGACATTATAGAATATCACAGAAATTACAGATTATAGAACCGAAACCCCGATGGGATATAATAGGGGTGCAGCATTATGAAACATTTTGAGAACTTTACAAAAGAGGATTTACAGAGTTTGCGCAATGAGATTGTACTTAACTCTCTGTATGTATCAGATTACAACAATTCATTCGGTATCTCTGCAAAGAGTGTGTGCGATTTCTTTGATTCGTATATGAGTTTTATAGACGAGATGGCAAATGAGGATGGTTTTAAGTATGGGTATCAGAGTGAACACACCTTTGATGAGTTCTTTGAGAAATACGATACCATTGACAATCTTTTGGAATGGTACGGATGTTATGAGGATTTCTCATGGGTTGAGTATGAGGATGAGGATGAGATGCAGGATGCAGCATAACCCCATATTATAGTGAGTGCAGGAAATTACATATTATAGAACCGATAAAATATCACAGAATTATGGCAAAGAATGGCATTAAATACACTCTGATGAGTTACAACCGATATACAGAGAAATTTCACAAAGTGAATAGTTTTCGTACCCTCAAAGCTGCAAAGCAATGGATGTGGGATGAGGAATTGGATTGGCTGCATTTGGGTTATGTGGTGCAGGATTCAACCGCAACATCTTTGAGGATGCAGGACAATATGGGTAATATTGCAGCATACAGAATTGAGAGGGGTGCAGCATAACCGCATATTATAGACATTATAGAATATCACAGAAATTACAGATTATAGAACCGAAACCCCAATGGGATATAATAGGGGTATCAGAATTATGGCAAAGAATTTAGAGTTTATCAATGTGTTAGAGGATTCTTACCCATTGTATGAGTATTGCAAAGAGAATGGTTTTACCGATTGTGAGGATTGGGATGAGTGGTTTGACAATGGTGGTGAGTTGAGTTTCTTTGAGGGTGATCCCGATATGATTAAGGTGAATGGCAATGTGGGTTATTTCTGCAAATGTGGTGATGTGGTTTTCTACTACTTTGATGATTGTTTCACACATGATGCAGAACAGATACTCAAAGGTTTCTTTGCAGCATTCAATGTGGGTACTACCATTGGTGGTGAGAGTTGGATGAGTGGTGAGTTGCCAAAGGGTGTGAGTGATGCAGCAGAGATACAGAATTGGGATGTGTGGGAAAAGATTAGATGCGGTATTGCATACAGAGGTGGTGCAGGATATACCTACACTATTCAGAGTTGGGGTAACTATTTGAGGTATGCAGCATAACCCCATATTATAGAGAGTGCAGGATATTACAGATTATAGAACCAATAAAATATCACAGAATTATGGCAACTACAATGAGATTATACAAAGATACAAGAAAAGAGTACAGAGATATGTGGGGTAAGTATTGCTTATATTTCCCTTATCCCAAATGGCTGCAAAAGCATGATGGGTGCAGAGGTTATGGGATTGTGTGTGAACCCACAAGAGAGGGTATGTGGCGAATAGAGGGTATCTACAATGAGAATGCCATTGTGAATAGCAATCAGTTCTATTTGGGTAAAAAGGTATCACTCTCTGAAATGCCAAAACCATTTCAGATTTGTGCCAAACGATTGGAGAAAGCATGGCAGGATGCGATAACCCTCAATACGGATGCAGCATGGCAGAAATGGTGTAATGCCTAATTATAGAGTTTATAGGAAATCACAAATATTACAGATAAACAATTTTAGAACCGAAACCACAATGTGATAATAGTGGATTACAGAAATGAAGAACTATAAAGTAAAGTTATTCCATTTTGATGAGTTATCAGAGGATGCAAAATCAAAGGTGTGCGATAAGGAAAGAGAGTGTGAGTATAACTTTGGTTATCTCTCACAAGAAACAGATGCAGAGGAAAGAATCGCTACTTTGGATAAGTTCTGTGAGGTATTTGGCATTAAATATGATATAGATTACGATCATAATCACAGATTTATCAAATGGCATTTCATTGATGTGGATATGAATGGGTATGATTGGTGTGATGAGGATATAGAGGGTAAGTATCTGTTGCGTTTTCTCAATCGCTACTACTTTGACATTCTCTCAAAGAAATACTACTCATGCAATCAGCATTACGATGAGAATGGCAAATTCCATTATGCACACAGATATTCACGTTTTCAGTATGAGAGAGGTAATTGTCCTTTTACGGGAATGTGTTACGATTGCGATATATTGGATAAGATTTTTGAGTGGTACGACAAACCTAATTGGAATATCTCTTTGCATGATCTCTTTGAGGATGTTTTCTCTCACTATATGGATTTGTGGGAAAGTGAGGATGATTACCGAATGAGTGATGAACACATTTCCGACATGATTTCGGCTAATTGGGGTGATAAACTCTACTTTGAAGATGGCAGAGAGTTTAATGGCAATGAGGATGATTTAGAACCGATTGCAGCATAATTATAGGGTAAGTGAGAAATTAAGCGATTATAGGCAAAAGTAAAACCGATTAGAACCGATACCCGAATGTGTATATAAGATGGGGTTTAATGAAGATGAAGAAATCAGCAATCTACAATGAGTTTCACCGAATTGCAGCAGAGGTAGTAGGTGACAACCGCAAAGCTCAAAAGTATTATGTGATGCAGATGTGTGAACAATTAGGTAAGGTGAACCACAAGAACCCATTTGTGATGTGGTGCAGCAGGAAAAGATGTTTGGTGTATCAGAGTGGGATGCAGGAGAAACCTACACCAAAATCCTCAAAGAGTGGTGCATACTACCTTTTCCGCAATAACTCACAGAGTGCAGAGAGAGTACAATTTTAAGTGAAGAGTGAAGAATTACATATTATAGAACCAATAAAATATCACAGAATTATGAACAATGATGTATATATGGTGGAATACAAAGGTGAGAAATTCCCCACAAGAGAGATTGAGATTGAACCCTACATTAAGGGTATGGGTGTAGTAACTATTGCCGATTATGAATTGTGGAAAGCAATAGAGGATGATTGCCAAAATGGGGATAGCAGGGCAACCGCAATCGACAATGGCATATTCTACTACTGCAATTCGGGAATGGTTGCAAGCAATCCGTCTGATACAGAACTTATCTACTCTGTATTGAGGGGTATGCACAATGAGAATGAGTTTACGGATGAGTGGTGGTACTATCTGATGCGAAATGCAACCTTTGAGATTGCACAGATGCACGAAAGAGGTGAGATCAACTGCAATGTAGAGGGTTATGAGTGTGGTGGTGATTATTCGGTGTATGGATATTGTGATGGTGTGAATCACTCTCTGTATGAGGGTAAGAGTGCAAAGATGGCTGCAATGGCTGCAATGAGTGCAATCACCACCATTCGGCTGATGAACTATCCGTATTGGAGTATCACAGAAGGTAAGAGTACATTATAGACATATTATAGGATTAGAGAAAAATCAGAGTAATAACAAACAATTAAACAATAGGAGAAACGAGTTATGATGAATTATAATAAGGTATTTTATGTGAAGAGAAATGGTAAGGTAGTTGCTTGCAAGTTCAAGAGATTGTACTTTTGGTTTGGCGCAATGATATATAATCAGCCAAATCCGAGTTTTAACAACCTCAAGAGTACATCCTACACTCTGATATTGGCAGATGGTACAGAGGAGCATGGGTATCACGAATATCTGCCAACAATGGCAGAGAGTATTGACGATTGTCTTAATGGTATTTGGATTGACCGACAAGCAGAACTGACTGATGAGATATGTGAGAAAGCATTGGGATTCGTACCCGATAAGGTGCAGGTGATAAATCAGATTGGTCCAAACTATATGAACTATATGGCATGGATGTGGGATGGCTACAAAGCAGTCTATAAACCCATTGGCAGTATGGATGGCGGAGCTTGCAGGAGTAGCGCATGGTATAATGCACTCACACAGACTTTTGAGATGAGAAAGCATTACAAGACTGAAAAGGAGTGTGTAGACGACAATACGATCAAAGCAATCACGTTTGACGGAGAGGTGGATTTGCAGCCACAGATGAAGAACTACTCTGTGAGAGTGTTCGCAAGTCGTACCTTTGAGGTGCAGGCAAAGTCTTCAGAGGATGCGGAGCAGATGGCAAAGCAGATGTTATCTGAAGAACCTTTGAATGAGGGTGACATTGACGAATGGTGTGCAGTATAACCCCATACATACCTACATTATAGAGTTTATAGGATATTAGAGAACCTCAAAAATATTAGGACTATGGCAACAAAGGTAATTGACGAAAAGAGTGAGATGCAGTATGCTGATGCACTTGTATGCGCAATCAATAGCGATTGGCAGAGTGAGGGGAACAGAGTACAGATAGACAAGAGTTTGAGCAGACGGAGAGGTGGTTATCCTACTTTCACTATCTTTCTGTTCAACGATGCAAAGAGAGTGTGCAGGACTATGAAGTACAACGTGAAACTGCGTGACTTGACTGCGGAACTTTACACCATTCGGAGTGTGCAGAGGTTTCTTATGGCAAAGTAACTCCAGGAACTACCATATACATTATAGACATTATAGAGTATTAACGAAATCAGAGAAAGGAAACAAGTTATGATTATCAATATTGAGTTTACAACCGCAAGAGGTTACAAGTATGAGACGATGCGCACAGAGTTTGACCGCAACTATCGGGATGAGGAGCAGGCATTAATCTTCGTGGAGAGCGAAGAGGATGATTTCAATGGCTACTTTGAGGTGAACGTGCGCAAGGACGAGCAGGGCAAGGCTATCAGCGAGGGTTATGTGTGCGAGTATGCAAGCACAGAGGATAGTGACCCACAGACTATCTATGAGGATGTGAAGATTGAGGTCAAGCTGCATGACTTTGACGATGTGTTGGAGTTGGCTAATGCGGAACTGATGCAGGATGGTTTGCAGATTGTGTTGGAGTACGATGGTGAGTGTTATTGGGCTATCGGTACGGAGATTAAGGCTACAAAGGAAATTAAGTGGTTTGTAGAGGCAGACTTTGAGGACGAGGTGCGAGGACATATCTATGAGTGTTGGGCACACGCAAGGGCATTGGCTGATTCGCTGAAAGAGGGCAAGGCTGACGACAAGCCGAAGATGTGGTGTGTGACTTATGTAGGTTTGTCGGATTCGGAGTACAAGGCTAATGGCTATTCAGAGGTTGCTCTGTTTACCACATTGGATGCAGCGAAAGCGAAACTGAAAGCATGGCGAGATGCGGAGATCGGCAACCTCAAAGACGAGGGCAGGGACTATGAGATATTGGAAGATGAGGACGATGAGTGCCGTATCAGTTGGTGCGGACATGGTGAGCAAATCCGCATTGAGGTTCACGAAGTGGAGTTGAACAAGTAAACCCATTGTTATAGCGAGATTATAGAATTAGTAATAAATCAGAAAAAAGTATAGGAGATAAGATTATGGATATTAGAGTTTTGGTTTTCAATAGTGGCACATTCAATCGTGCAGAGTTGAGTAAGATGTCGGAGCAGGAACTTTGGCAGATTTGGGAGAAAGACGATGATCAGGCGCAAGTACAGATGTACTATCTTGACGAGTTCTCATGTGCTTTCAACGATGAGGAGGTGAGCGATCAAGATTGGTTGTACTTTGTGGACTATGACAACATCAAGCAGGATGCAGGGGATGGTTGTTCGGACACTATGCAGGATAAGCTCTCATGGCTATTGCAGAGCCACTACAACACGTTTCATGCAGACATGATACAACGTGCTATGAACGATGATAGCATATCGGCAGAGGACTTTATCAAGGGGTGTGTGGCTATCCATACAAGTGAGCGTGATACAGACGATGATGAGTTTACCCCTGCGGAGTTTGAGAATGTATCAGAATCGGTGGTAGGGCGCAAGGTTGCTTTCCAATACAACGGCAAGCGGTATGAGCGTGAGGTGGTAGAGGTGTGCGACATCATTCTTGGCACTTGGGTAGGCGATCTTGGCTTTGAGCAAGAGGGCAACGACCATTCGGATAGTTTTCTCATTCATGGCAATACTACCGACAAGCGAGTACCTTTGATGCAGGGTTTGGTAGTGCAGTACGATAGTGAGGATGGCAGCCGACATGGTTATGTGCGAGAGGTGGAGGTGTTATAGACATTATAGAGTGAGTGAGAAATTAGAAGTCAAACATATTAAACTATAAGATTATGGAAAGACATTTTATGATGGCTGCAATCAAGAATGCAGCAAGCGAGAATAAGACTTTTGATGTAGAGAATTTGACCTTTGAGAACAACTGCATCATTAAGCAGGGGAGATTCTTGGGTAAGGTAAGAGTATTGCCGAATATGGCTCTGATGGCGGTGATAGGTGAGAACGGGAAAGCATACGACATCCCACTCTATCTGCTGACCGACAAGAGTATGGAACGGCTCTATGAGCAGTCGGAGGTGTACGGAGAGGTGCGCTGCGACTATCTCAACGAAGAAGATAATTGGTGGTGTATTGACGCATGGAAAACCGCTGACGATAACGAGGAAGGCGAAGTGGTAGGATGGGTTGATGCAGTAAGTGGCAACATCTATTATAAGCACGAAAAGGCTATGTGCAGTCAAAAGGTGCGTGAGGTGGCTACGGCAAAGCAGGCTGAAATCAGAGCCGAGCAAAAGCAGCGCAAGGGAGAGTTAGGCGAGACTATCGCTATGCTGACTGCGCAAGTGTGGCACAAGGTGTACGACAAGATGCGTGAACCCGATTGCACGGCACTCTCATGTGCTATCCGTGATGCAGCCTACAAGTTTGAGGAGGAATGGCAGGACAAGCCATTTGAGGAAAGGGATGGCTACTACATTGACATGATTGATGCGTTTGCCGAGCGACTGACTAAGGAACTGACAGATTTGTATTGCTAACATTATTATATATTATAGACTATGAGACGATTTACGGCTTATCGGCTTTGGCTGAAATGGGACGATTTGCAGGGCAGGCTCTGCGATACTGACTACGAAATGGCCTGCATCTGCATGATGCAGAAGATGAGACTGCAAGGTATGTATTGGTTGGACTAACATATATTATAGAACGTATAAAATATCAGAGAACTATGGCAAAGAAATATCATTTAGTAACATGGCAACGTGGACTTGGTGACGATGACAAGGATGACTGCAACACCATGCAAGAGGTGGAAGCATTGGCACGGCAATATATAGCCGAGAAGTATGTAGTCAGAGTGTTCCGCAAAGGAAAACTGGTTAAGGTCTATGACGATTGTTTCCGCCGTGGTCGTAAACCATCGGATTGGGAACTGGAGAAGTATCAGAGTAAGTAACATTATAGCGAGATTATAGAATTAGAAGTTTAACTTAACGATAAAAGGAGAAAAGAATTATGAGTACAAGAGCAACGATTAAGATCAAGCAGAGTTTCTATAACACAGACGAGGACTACGACAAGGGCATACTGACGCCTTACGGAATCAAGTTGTATCACCATTCAGACGGATATCCCGAAGGCATTGGGGCAGACATCGTTGAGTTCCTGCGCAACAGAAACGATGGCTACGACACCGACAAACCGATATGGGAAGCTGAACGCATAGCAACGGACATGGTGAGGGGCGAGGTGCTGACGAGCAAGTCGTGTAGCAAGCCGGATGGTGTGCATCGGGATATGGGCTACGATGTGGCTATCTGTCAGCATGGCGACTGCGAGTATGGCTATCTGATAGACTGCGATGAGCGTAAGGTGACGTGCTACGACATTGAGCCAGGGCAAGAGGATTGGACGGACGACTGCATCGTGCCCATCCCCGACACTTGGGCGCAGTTTGGCGGTCTGCATCTGTCGGACGAGAGTGAGGAGTAAGGCAATAAATCTGCACAAGGGTACGTTATTATAGCATACAGATGGAATTGGAAGTTTTATAGACTATAATGTAAATCACGGAAATATGACACAGAACAGGTTTTGGTTCGATGTGAGAAACTACATCGACATGGTGCATGACGAGTTTTTGATGACTGAGCAGTTTCAGACCAAAGAGGCGATATGGAGTGCCTTTTGGGACGGAACGGAGGATAAGCACCCCTATCACGGCGAGGGCAACACGGCTTGCGACAAGGCTTATAAGAAAGGGCGCAGGATGATGGGGGCGAAGATGCAGGACAAGGTGCAAGACCTGAGCGTGGCTTGGGGGCGGTGGAGCAAGCAGCCTACCGCCACACGGCACGGACGAGGGGTGCAGCTGCGGTTCAAGGACGGAATGACCATTGGGGCGCACTACGCACTGGTGGAGAGCAGCGCGGTGAGCGCAAGCCATGTGCCTATGCTGCACTATCGGGAGAACGACGGCTATCCGTGCGACATGGTGTCGGGCAAGACGATGGCTCGAAAGGACTATGCGGAAGATCGTAGGGCGCAGCAGGAGTGCGGACGCATGGCTCACGGCTACGATGGCAGGGCGGTGGACGATTGTCCCATTGTGAGCTTTGAGGGCATTGTGCTGCGTGGCAACCTGCGGGTGATGGCGGGGGTGTTGGCTGCACGGTGGCAGTCGGACGAGCAGTATATAGACCACTTGCGAAATCACTGCCAGGAGTATGGCTTCACAGAGGACGATGTGGCGGAGTACCGACACCCCAGGTTGGTAGTGGTGGTGAGCCGGCAGAAAGGTCATCAGTATGCACCGGAGGACTTTGTGCGCTATGAGGACGTGGTGGTGGAGCAGAAACGCAGTGATGCTACTACGTTATAGAAATCTTGCGAAATCAGTCGTTATAGAAATCTTGCGAAATCAGCGAAAAAATTAAAACGATATGTTTAATATCTCAAAAGTTTTTCGTAACTTTGCAACCGAAAGCAAGAATCATTTGGAAGTCGAATCATATTAAACTATAAGAATTATGGCACTCAACATCAAATCATGTTTCGCCCGTCACCACGTCACGGCAAAAGAGGTGGCAAAGAGAATGGGCATGACCAACGTCAATCTGTCGTACCACATCCACCGCAACCCCTCGCTTGATATACTCCAGCGCATAGCCGATGCAGTAGGCTGCGACATCGTGGAGCTGTTCGACTCGCCCTATGCCGACCGCCAGCCCGACCTCCTGCTGACCGACCCCAAGACGGGCGAGACACGCAAGTACATCAGGATAGACTAATCCTCCATCCGCAGCACCCTACTACCCCTGCCAAGTGCAGACCATCCGCAAGGCCGAATGAATGCCCTGCGCAGGGAGATTATACACCCTTTATACATTCACTTTTTATTCACCGATTAAAACAAGACACGATTATGAGTACAAGAGGATATATCTATGTTATGACACGCAAGGAAACGATGGGAAAGACCATCAAGTGCAACAAGAGCGTAAGCCCGCTGCCCTGCATGTTCCGCGACTATGAGCACCGCGAGCCGTTCAAGACTACCCCGCTGCTGGAGGTGTCGGACAGCATCTTTGTGGAGAGTGAGCCGATTAGCAAGCCGTTTCTGGGCATCTATAATCAGGCCGACAGCTACGTGGACGGCGTGGGTGCCATGCTGGTGAAGCACTTCAAGACCTACGAGCAGGCCCTGAACCTGGTGGCCGGTGGCATGACCGAGAGCATCGCCTGCGGACGCATCATCTATGAACCTGACCGCCGCCCAGAGAAGGGCTGCAAAGGCGCATGGGAAGGACTGAGCGTAACTCCGCTGCAAGACGATGAGCCGTGCCGCGTGGAGTCGTATCAATACCTGTACTACGAAGGCCGCTGGTACGTGCGCAAGAGCCGTTCCTACTGGTACGACGTGGAGGAGCTGCTGACAGCCTTAGAGGGCGAGGACGTGATGAATACGGCCTACTGGATTATGGAGAACGACGAGACGGAGGAATACAAGGCTTACGAGCGCCAGCAGATAAACTACCACGACATCGAGGACGAAGAGGAGCACATGCGCCTGTTCCGTGAGGATATGGCACTATACGACCGCGTGTTTAACGAGCCGTGGTGTCGAATGCTGCCAGAGGGCGACAACCTGCACCACCCCACCGCCGACAACATCGCAGCAGCCGTGGAGCAGGTCAAGGCCGCATGACACCCCGCAATTATACACCCATTATACAATCACTTTTCATTCACAGAAAGGAAACGAGTTATGGCAAAGACAAACAATAATATCATCAACACTATCATGGGCGCAACGCTGACATGGACGGGCGCAAATAACCTGACGGGCGAGTATCTGCTGGAGTCGTACACCAGAGCCAGCAGGGGTAGAGTGGACGCACTGCTGCACGACAAGGCCAGCGGGCATATCATCGCAATGATCCTGACCCTGCGCACACTGAACGACCTACTGACAAAGGGCGAACGTCGCATGGACACAGGCACCACCATCCGAATGAAACAGGATGCTGAGCGTCCGCTGTGGATCAATCTCAGCAACGGCGTGGCCGGCGACATCTTCAAGGACTGGGGCGAGGCCGTAAGCGACCTGCAACGCCACGTGTATAACACGCTGCAGGACTGCTGCGGGGGCGAGGTACACCCCGAGAGCGCGACGCGCTATCAGGTGTACTACAAGGACACGGACGAGTGGGATGTGGCGGAGGTGGTGCCCTTCGACCCACAAAAAGAGAGCCACCGCGAGGCTTACGAGGCACAGCGCGAACGCCTGGGACTTCCCGCGTTATAGGGCCGATGGGAGATTAGGGATTGCAAAACTTGTCACACTCATATTATAGACTTTATGTAACTTTGCCGGTGTAATCAAACAGACAACGGCATTATGAAAAAAGACTTGAACATCGAAGAGACCGACAGAGTATGGAACGGAAGAGAATGGATGACCCGCAGCGAGTGGCGGGCATGGTGCGAGAAAATGAGGCCAAGCCAGGAGGAACTGGCACGGCTGAACATGAAACTCCAAAGGCTGGGCAACAACCCGGAGGCCCTGGCACAGATGCGCACGGCAATGATTGTGGACGTGCATCGCAGGCAGTGGGCGGGCAATCAGGAGCTACAGGAGGAAATCCGACGGCTGCACGAGGCTATTACCGCAAAGCCTATGGAAGAGACGTGTTCGACCTGCCAGTGATAGTAGAGGTGACTGCCCTCACACCGCTGGGAGAGCACAGCAGAAAGGCCGTCGGACTGTGGGACACGGGCTGCTCGCGTACCAACATCGACAAGCATTTTGCCGACCTGCTGGGCATGGACTACGAGTTGGATGGCGACGAATATCTGGTGACGGCACAGCAGATGAACCTGGAGGGGCAGGGAGTGGCACGGCTGCACATCTGCGGGAGCAACATCACAACACCCTACTTCAGCGTGGCCGTGACGGACTTCGACCCCTACAATAAGATAAAGGACAAGCCCGACGTGCTGATAGGCATGGACGTGATAGGGCTGGGACGGCTGACGGTGGACTCGACAAGCGGCGAGACGGTGGTGACGTTTGAGCTGCCATAATATTACAGGAGGTCTGCGAGATTAGAGCAATCGACGGGGAGCGATACCCCCGCAGGCCACACAATGTTTTCATATAAAATCTTTTGAGTTTTGGCCTGTCTGCGTCGTGACGATGCGGGCAGGCTTTTTTGTATTCTGGGTGTCGAGCGGTGCTGTACCCTCCATTCGGGAGCGAATGGCTACCTTTGCATCAAGACCTTTCAGAGAAGTGTGCTTAGTGCTGTCAGGGAAGCGTACTTAGTACGGTTAGGGAAGAGCACTTAGCACGGTTAGGGAAGAGCGAAAAGCAAACATGTTTCACCAAATATCTAAAAAATTATGGGACATAACGTAAAAATTAAGTATTACGCACGCGAGAACACAAAGATGACTCCTCACTCGTTCTTCGCGCAGCCTATCCCCAACGGGACGTATGGCTTTGAGGAGATTTGTAATGAGGCCGCCGAGAACACCACCATCGAGGCGGGCACCATCCGGCAGTCGGTGGAGCTCTACATGAAGGTGGTGCAGAAGAAGCTGCTCGACGGCTTCCGCACGGAGGTGGGCAAGCAGTTCCTCACCCTCGGCCCCGGACTGACGGCCAAGGTGAAGGACTACACCGACAAGAAGACGGGCGAACAGGTGGTGGTGACGGCTGACGACCTGACCGCCGTGGGTGCCAAGGGCCGCGTGACGGCCACGGTGAACCCGGAGTTCAGCCATGAATTTAACCGCTCGGTGAAGTGGCAGAAGAGTGACAAGAACGGCAACGTCATCGAGACGACAGACGACGATGCCACGCTGGACAGCGACGACGACACCAACCCCACTAACCAGGGCGGCTCAACCGACAACACACAGGGCGGCGGCGAGATGGAGCCGTAAGGAAGTGAAAAATAAAAAGCGTGATTCTCCACGTTGGTTTTTGCCAAGTATTCTATCAGAAAGCCGTAAGTCGAACCGGGGGTAAGCCAGTGGCACCGTATGATACTGCGGACTTTTTAAGAGACTATTGGGGATGCGCTTCGCGCAGAAATTATCCAAAAATTATGTTCAAAAATTAAAAGGGCCTGACGGCCTAAAATTAAGATTTTGAATTTGATTTTGAAAGATTTTCTTGCGTCCCGATGGTAGCAAGCGTCACCTGACGGGATGCCGAGCGGAGCGCAGCGACCCACGAAAAGAGAAAAGAATTTTTATATAATTTTTCTTCTTAATTTTTATATAATTTTTGGCCGTAGGCCACTCAAAAAAAATGAATATCCTGCAGAAATGGCGCGACCGCCGCGCCCAGAAAAGAGAGCTCCGTGAGCTGGCCACCGTGAGCAGCACCTTTGCCACCCTCGACCGCCTCATGGCCTCCGGCCTGCTGTCCTGGCAACCCAAGACGCGACAGATGCTCATCGCAGAGCCGCTGGCCACCATCTTCATGCAGACAGCGGAGAAGTGGCAAGCCTTCATCCAGAACCTCTACCGCTGGACGTACTACCAGCAGTGCCAAGAGGCATGGGAAAAATTCTTCGAGCGCGAGGAGCTGAAGGCCGTCCGCGACGCAATGGCCGACGGTGAGCGCATAGAGGCCAAGCCCGACAGCAATATCACCCAGCACCCGCCCGTGATGACACGTGAGGACATCGACCGCATCCGCCGCGCCCGCCGTGCTGAAATCGCCCAGAGCGACATGCCGGCTCCGAAGGTGCAGTCCTTCGAGTTCTTCTGCGTGCGCGACACCAAGGACAAAGAGGCCCAGGTGGTCTTCGTCGGCCACTTCGACCCCGACACCGACCAGATAGACATGGCCACATGGGAGGACGTGCAGCGGCTGATGCAGAGCGCAAAGTTATAATATATTGTGAGTCGCTGACGCGAAAAATTATATAAAAATTATGTTCAAAAATTAAAAGGGCCTTACGGCCTAAAATTAAGATTTTGAATTTGATTTTGAAAGATTTTGAGCGCAGCGACCCACGAAAAGAGAAAAGAATTTTTATATAATTTTTCTTCTTAATTTTTATATAATTTTTCGGCGTAGCCGACTCAAAAAAAAGACTATGGCAACAACCCTCTACAAGCGCGGCTCTCGCGGAGCCGTGGTGAAGCAAATCCAAAAGGCCCTTGGCCTCTATCCCGACGGCATCTTCGGCCCCCTGACTGAGGAGCGCGTGACCGACTACCAGCGCACCCACGGCCTGCAGCCCGACGGCATCGTAGGCCCTGTCACCCTCGCCCGTCTGCTGCCCGCCACCGTGGCCACCGCCCTGCACCTGCGCAAGAGCAAGCGCACCATCAACGAGATCATCATCCACTGCACCGCCACCCCCGAGGGCCGTGACATGACCGTCGACGAGATACGCCGCCAGCACACCGCCCCCGTCAGCCGTGGCGGCAGGGGATGGAGCGACATAGGCTACCACTACGTCATCTACCGCGACGGCACCATCCACGAGGGCCGCAACATCGACCTCATAGGCGCACACTGCGCCGGCCACAACAGCCACTCGATAGGCATCGCCTACGTGGGTGGACTGGAGAACCGCCCCAGCGTCGCCTACGCACAACTGAAGCCCAAGGACACGCGCACCGAGGAGCAACGGGCCTCCCTGCTCAGTCTGCTCCTCGACCTGCGCAAGCTCTACCCCTCGGCCAAAATCCACGGCCACCGCGACTTCGCCAACAAGGCGTGCCCCAGCTTCGACGCCACCACGGAGTACCGCCGCGTGTGAACCCTTCAAAAGACATTTCTTGTAACTACTTTATATGTCTATGTAAAACCCGCGAGGGCAAAGAATCTTTTTTCATTCGGTTTAAGTTAATGAATCGCGAGTGTGCGGCTGTCCGGGAGGATGGCCGCACACCATTTCTTTTTTTTGTGCCGTTCAAGCCCTTTTCTGCCCTTGAAATGTTAAATAATGATATATTTGATATATTTCTTAATGATTTATTTGGTATATTCAAAAATAATGCTTACCTTTGCAACATCAAACTTAA